TTAGCTAACACTTCTCGTTCGGAAAAGCAAGACTCCGACATGAAGGGAACAGTACCTGAGGACGGTACGCGAGGGGAGGGTAAGTAATGGCATTACTGCTTGCGGATAGTATGGAACATCATAGTAATCAGAATACTAATAGATATAAGTGGACGAATATGCACGTCATCTATCCTGGTCTATATCTACGACAGAGTACACACAAGAAAGCTGGTACATATGGTTTTAGTATCTATAACGCTAATGCTAGTGGTTACACATACTATAATAAAGGATCGAGCTTTAATGGGGATGTAGCTTTTTTACAGTTTCATGTGAAATGGACAGATTTTCAGACAGAGCAATGTCTGTTTTCATTACTTAATACATCTAACGCTTATCAATCATCGCTGTGGGTCAATTATGCTGGTCAACTAGAAATTAGACGTGGCTTGACTACAGCAGTTATTGATACTTCATCATTTAAAATTAGAGAAAATGCTTGGTATTACCTTGAAGTAGAATGGACAGTTTCTAATTCCTTAGGTAGTAATGATATTATTATAAAAGTCAACGGTGTTGAGGTCCTTAATCCATCTTCAGGGGACAGTGCCGATACAGCTAATACTACTATACAATATATCAGAGTACATAGTACAAAGCCTAATGAATGTTATGTTGATAATTATATTATTATGGACAATACCGGCTCAACGATGAATGCTTTACAAGACGAGGTTTTTATTGAAGCATTATTCCCTGACGGCAACGGAAATTATAGTGAGTGGGTGGGTCAGGATGGTAACAGCACTGACAATTATCTATTAGTGGATGAAGACACACCTGATAGTGCAACCACGTATGTTGAGTCTACAACCAATGATGAGAGAGATAGTTATACGTTTGGTGATATGGCAGCAACTCCATCAGTAATCAAAGCCGTAGTGGCTAATGCGTGGGTTACTAATCAGTCCACAACGAAACGAACTATTGATCAGTTTGTAAGGATAAGTGCTACAGACTATGATAGCGGCCAGACTCACCAAATCCAATCAACAACTTGGGTACATAGCCCAAGATCAATATGGGAAGTGTCACCAGCGACCAGTTCAGCATGGACAAAAAGCGAGATTGATGGAGCAGAGTTTGGGATAAAGGTGGTAGCATGAGCTTACTTTATGCAACTGGTTTTGATTATTTTTCGTCTGTAGATGACTTATATAATGCTGGATGGAAGGCTAGTGGTGGTGTTCCACTTCTAGATGAAAGTGTAGTAAGTGGTGCACATAGTAGACAATCACTTGAGCTTCCAGCTACAACCTCACACATTAAAACACCGAACTTCAACAAAAAAAATGAAGCCATTTATTTAGGATTTTGGGTATATATTGAAGCATTGCCATCATCAAGTGCCGAGTTATTAACTTTTAGTGGTCTATCTCAAGCCCGAATTTCTATTGACACAGACGGGGCTATTTATTTCACTAATATTTCTGGTACACTATTAGGTTCAAAAAGTGATAATGGTACAATTACAATAAATACATGGTATTATGTTGAAGTAAAATATACAGCAAAAGCTTCCATTAGTGCTGATGACTGCATTATACGTGTGGATGAAACTGAAGTAGTTAACTTAGCAGCTGGTACAGATACAGATTTTGACACTGCATCCCCTGGTCTGGTATATTCCGTAACCCTAAAGAGTATTCAGGGTACTATCTATTATGATGATTTAGTAATTTATGATGGAAATGGTAGTCAATTCAATGATTTTATGGGTAAGCTATATGTAGCTACCTTAAGACCAAGCGGCAATGGAAATAGTAGCCAATGGGTCGGCAGTGATGCAGATAGTACTGATAACTATTTGCATGTTGATGAGACAGAGCGAGATGACGATACTTCGTATATTGAAGCTGATGCCGTTGGTGATAAAGACTTGTACGCTTATGACAACTTACCAGCGGCCGCTGACACAATTAAAGCGGTAGCATATAACATTATTGGTAAAAAAAGTGGGGATAATTATCGTACAGTGCAACCAGTGGCCAGGATAGCTACTACAGACTACAATCTTGATGATGTAATACCATTGGATACTGATTACTTAGATAGTCAACTAATTCAACACTTATCACCAGCGTCCGGTACAGCATGGACAGTTTCCGAAGTTAATGGGGCAGAATTTGGATTACGGGTAGCATCTTGAAATGGCAGATGAAGCGAGACTATCACAACAAGTGGTTGAAGTTCTGTACACTATCAGTACAGAACCTACTGCTCGCGTAACTGCTGAATATGTTGAAGTAATCTATGCCGAGGCTCCTCCACTTACTGTAGGTCTATCAGCCCACATAATTTCGTCGTCAGCTATGACGGCGGCCTTAAGAGGAGTAACGCTCAATCTAGCGGCCTCGGTTACTGCCTCAGGTACTATGACGGCTCGCTTAGTCGGGCCTCGCCTGGCCGGTAGTTTGCTGCAACTGACCCAATCGGTCACTACTCAAAATATAATAAATTTATCACCCAGCAATACTCTAACATTAACACAGTCTGCTGTCAACGGAAGGATTCAAACATTATCTGCGTCTAACACGCTCAATCTGATACAATCAGTTAGTGGTGGAAAACGTAAAAATGCGGTAGCTAGTAGCTCATTAGTATTAACACAATCAGTTAGTGTAACCAGACCAGCGACCAGTGTACTAAATCTAACCCATAGTGTGATAGTAGCCTATGGTGGTATAACAGAGTCACCATCAAATACTCTTAATTTAACACAAACAGTAACTCCACTATTAGTAACAAATTTAAGCGTAACTTCGACGCTCTTTTTGACGCAGTCAGCTACGTTCAATATGGTAGGCGACCAGATCGCCAGTAGCCAACTAAATTTGAAACAGTTAGTAGTTGGTACATTAGTTGGGGAATACGTTACTTTGCAGTCACCGTATGAGGGGCCGGAACATATAATAGAGCTACCTAAGCCGTTAGTGGGCGACACTCAGAATCTAGTGTCCGATTTACTTTTGAAAAAGAGTATGAACAACATTAGTCGGACATATATTAAAAGAAATGATAATCAGCGTTTGACTTATACTTTCAGTATGACGCGGGACAAAGGCTTAGAACTGGAGAGCTTTTTCATTTACCACAATTCAGATACTATAAAATTGACAAACTGGAAGGGCGAAATCTGGCGAGTCTATCTTATTACTAATCCTATAGATTTCAATCAACCAAGGCGAGGAGCTAATTGTGGGCCGACGGTTGAGGTTGATCTAGAATTTGAAGGACTAAAATTAAGTGGCTAGAAAAAACTTAACAGCGACGCTATACCCTTCTGGTATGGCCCGAAGACTAATGAAACATCAAGGCGATGTGTCCAGTGGGTCAAAACCAAGGTTACTGGCATCTAGAACAATTTTAGGTTATATAGTTCACTTTTACACTAATGGTGAACATAGAGTCTTAAAAACTGACCTCACCGACGAGGAACAATTTAATTCAGAAATATTGCGTTTCGCTCATGCAAGCATATTGGTTAATGAGCCAGTTGGGGACAAACGACGTATCTGGGTTGACGCTACTATAAATCCTGTCAATGTTTGGTTATACGGGATGCCAGCTAGACGGTTTGTTAAAGCGGCAAAAGCAGGTATTCAAAGTGGACAATTGAGCACAGAGTTTTTTGTAGAGCAGCATCCCGACATCTCTAAAGAGAGGATTTGTAATGAGCGAAATGTCAGATTATCTGGAAGGCCAATTGATTGCTCACCTGTTTCGTACTGCTACATTTACGAAACCGACAACTATAGCAATCGCATTACTTACCACGAACGCAGTTGACGCTGATACTGGTCAATTTACTACTGGTACTGGTGTTGAAGTTACTAACGCTAACGCATATGCTAGGCAAACCCTTAATGCAGGTGATGCTAATTGGACAGCCCCTGCTGGTGGCGATGGCCAAACAGACAATGCGTCAGCAGTAACATTCCCTCAAGCAACAGGCTCGTGGGGTACTATAGTAGCTACAGCTATTGTAGATAATGGTACATACGATACTGGTGATCTCTGGTTTTATAGTACCGTAGATGCATCCAAAACTATTGACAACGGAGATACAGCTGAATTCGCTATAGGAGCTATTACTGTTACTCTTGCTTAAGGTAAATCTTATGGATTATATGATTGAATTTACTAAAATTACTGGTGGCCGTATTGCTATCGACAAATTTTCTATTTATACTATAGAGGAACTAAGTGAACAATGTTCTGAAATTACATATAGAGGTGAGGAAGAGCTACGTGTAATGAAGGTCATGGGATCATTTACTGAGAATATGGAAAAATTTACTGATAAAATTAATAAGGACCCTGACTTTTGAAATGGTTAGCTAGCTATCCTAAATCTGGTAATACATGGGTACGTATGTTTTTGAATGCATATGTAACTGGTGAAGCCCTAGATATTAATGCAAAACGACAGCAGTTTGTTATTAGCGATTTTCAGACAGGCATTCATCCACCATATGCTGATTTAGATGACCAGATACGTTATTATCCTGTCTCAATAACAAAATTGCGTGGTTATTGTGTAAAAACGCATAATGCTAATGTGTTAGGTATTATCCCGATAAAAGAAACTGCTAATAGCATATACTTAGTTCGTGATCCAAGGGACGTAGCTATCTCTTTAGCTAATCACTATGGTACAACTGTAGATGATGCAATAAAATTTATGAATGAACCGAACGCTATTGCTACTGAGAAGAATACAGGTTTCAGTCATATTTTAAGAACATGGTCGGAACACGTTGAATCCTGGGGTTGTCCTCAAATTACATATTTTAGATATGAAGACTTATTGAAACATACTGCTGATGCTTTCAAAATGATATTAGAAATATTAGAAGTGCCACTAACTAACAATTTTGATTTTGCACTAAAACAATCTAATTTTAATAATCTACAAGACTTAGAAAAAAAGAACGGTTTCATTGAGAAAGCATCAGAAAAGCGAGTGTTTTTCCGAGAAGGCAAAGCGGGACAGTGGAAAGAAACCTTAACGTTGAAGCAAGTAAAAACCATTGAAGAAAACCATTGCAAGATTATGACGAAGATAGGTTACTTGAATGGCTAATGAAGCTAGGTTGTCACAACAAGTGGTTGAAGTTCTGTACACTATTAGTACAGAACCTACTGCTCGCGTGACGGCTGAGTATATTGAAGTAATTTATGCAGCTTCGGCTGGACAAACTGAAAACTTAGTTGCAGCTATAACGTCCAGTGGCCTAGTAACAGCTGACTTAAGCCTCACTCGTGGGTTAACGGCAGCTATAACTACCAGTGGTCTAGTAACAGCTAACTTATCAGTTACAACTACTGAGTATTTAGTTGCAGCTATAACAACAACTAGCCTAGTAACAGCTGATCTGTCTGTAGAGAAACAATTAGCGGTAGCATTTGTCGCTAGTGGTAGCTTAACAGCTAGTCTTGGCGGCACACAAAGCTTCGCAGTTGCTTTTGTAGTTAGTGGAAGCTTAGCTGCTAGCCTTGGAGGCACGCAAAGCTTAACAGCAGATATAACTAGTACGGCACTAGTAACAGCTGATCTGTCGGTAGAGAAACAGATATCGGTAGCGTTTGTTTCTAGCGGCAGTCTAGCAGCTAACCTTGGAGGTACTAAAGACTTAACTGTTGATTTTAGCTCTACAGCACTAGTAACAGCTGACCTATTAGTAAATAGACAATTAGCAGTTGCTTTTGTCGCTAGTGGCAGCCTATTATCTAACCTAGGAGGTATACAAAGCTTAGCTGTTGGTTTTAGTGCTACTGCACTAGAAACAGCTAGCCTAGTAATAACCAGACATTTAACAGTAGCGTTTGATTCTAGCGGCAGTCTAGCAGCTAACCTTGGAGGTACTAAAGACTTAGCTGTCGATTTTAGTACTACAGCACTAGTAACAGCTGACCTGTCTGTAGAAAAACAATTAACAGCAGCGTTTGTTTCTAGCGGCAGCCTAGCAGCTAATCTGGGTAGTACTAAAGACTTAGCTGTTGATTTTAGTGCTACAGCACTAGTAACAGCTGACCTATTAATAACCAGACATTTAACAGTAGCGTTTGATTCTAGTGGCATTTTAACAGCTAACCTCAGTGGTACGCAGGGCTTAGCGGCAGACATAGCTAGTACAGTACTAGTAACAGCTGACCTATCGGTAGAAAAACAGCTATCGGTAGCGTTTGTTTCTGGTATTAGCTTAGCAGCTAACCTTGGTGGTACACAAAGCTTAACTGTTGATTTTAGTTCTACGGTACTAGTAACAGCTGACCTGTCCGTAGAAAAACAGCTATCGGTAGCGTTTGTTTCTGGCGGAAGCCTAGCAGCTAACTTAGGAGGTACACAAAGCTTAGCTGTTGGTTTTAGTGCTACAGCACTAGTCACAGCAAACCTTGAAGCCGAGGCACCATTAGCCGTCAGCATTGGTGCGACTGGTGTTTTAACGGCATCACTAACTACAAGCAAACAATTATCAGCAGCAATTAATTCGTCAGGTAACTTAGAGGCTACACTAGCAGGAATCAAAAGCTTAACTGCCTCAATAGTAGCCAGTGGCCAGTTGACAGCTAATTTGACTAGCTCCTGGTCACTGGCGGTTGGTATAGTTGCTAATGGTTCACTAGATGCAGCGTTCAGTACTGATAGGCTATTGTCAGTAGCTTTCACGTCAGCTGCTACACTTGAAGCTGAACTCACAAGATACAAACATTTAGTCGTAGATTTCGGGATCGGTGGTAATCTAGAAGCTGCTCTAGGGCACATAGAACGAACTACCGTTAATTTTTCTGGTGGGGGCTTATTAGATGCTGCATTATCTCGAACTATGTTACTTGCAGTAGATTTTGAAGGCCAAGGTGAATTGACTGCTTTACCTACTGATGCTGTACCTTCGGCTTGGAAAGTAATTTACGCCAAGGACATGAATAGGCTTCTAACTGGTGAGTCAAACAAATGAGTTTTGAAAAAGGAAAATCAGTTAATGGCTTTACTTTTGCCTTAATTAGTAAGGCTACAGGTAACGCTATAATGAGTGGCACTGTTAATGGTTATGTTACTGTAGATGGTGGGGAACAACAGTCTCTAGCAAATACACCAGACCATGAAGGGAACGGACAATGGTCAGTAGCCTTGACTGCAGCCGAGATGAACGGGGATATTGTGGGTCTATTGTTCACCCACATCGACGCCGTCCCAGTGCAGTTCACTATTGCAACCGTCTCAGATCCCGATTACAGTTACATAACAGGTGTTACCTCTCTAGTAGGAAGTATTTCTTACTATGGTTCCGTAGCAGGAGCCAATATTTATTTTAACACACAACGCCTTAACACTCAACCTTGGGATGACGCTTTAGCAAACGACAGACAAAAAGCCTTAATAATGGCGACCCGTGCTATTGATAGGCTTAATTTTGCAGGTGAAAAGTCTGATAGTGATCAGACTTTGCAGTTTCCACGGGGTGACGATACTGTTGTACCACTAGACATCGAGTTAGCCGCCTACGAGTGTGTTTTACTATATCTCGATGATATTGACATGCAACAGGAAGCTGAATCAATAGGTATCACTAGCAATAAATATTTAAAGACTGGATCAACCTACGATCCATCCTTTGTTGCTGATAACATTAAAGCAGGTATACCAAGTGCGGAAGCTTGGCAATTTTTACTTCCATATCTGCGTGATGCTAGAGCAATCGAAATTAGTAGGGCATCTTAGGAGAAAGAAATGTTGCGTCGATGGTTCTTAGTCTATGATGATTCTGGTGATGATGGTGGTAATGGAGAAGGCGGCAACAACACACCAGTGATTCCGAAGTCGCTAACTGATTACTTGAAAACTAACCCAGCGGCCCAGGAAGAGTTAAATAATATGATGGCGACGAATCGTAAGAAACTTACGACTCAGAACCAAACACTTATACAGCAACTCGAAGAACTCAAAGATCAAACAAATATTACTACACAACAAAAAACAGAACTTGAAGAACGCATCGAGCAACTATCAAATCAATACCTCACAAAAGAGGAATTGACTAAAAAAGAACAGCAAAAGTTGTCGCAAAAATTCCAGAAAGATTTGGAAAAGGCTACTACTGAATCTGAATCATGGAGGGATAGATACACTCAATCAAGGATCCAACGGGAGTTACTTGATTCTGCGGTCACAGCCAAAGCAATCAATCCTGACATCTTGGTTGATATGTTGAGTGGAAAAACCTACCTAGGCCAAAAGCTTGGGGATAATGGACAACCTACGGGTGAATTCGAAGTAAAAATTAAGTTCCAAGACTCTGATGAGAGCGGGAACCCAATTACCGTCGAGCTTAGCCCTGAGGCAACAGTGAAAAGGATGCAAGAATTACCTAACAAGTACGGTAATTTGTTCCAAACTACTGCAACTGGTGGCATGGGTGCTAGCAGTGGCATGGGCGGTAGCCGGTCACAACCGGCTCTTCAAAGTATATTGAAAGACCCTGTCGCTTACGCTAAGTGGCGTAAGGAAAATCCAGATTTGGACATCAGTAAGTTAGTGAGATAATAATGCATACGTTTCGACCGTTTCAATTGGCTTACGCCAATGATCTTGATGCCTACATTCCTGAATTGTGGGCCAATGAGTCGGTAGCTATCTTGGTGGAGAATATGGTTATTGCTAACCTTATCCACCGGGATTTTTCGCCGCTGATTGCTAATTTTGGTGATATTGTCCACACTCGTAAGCCGGCAGAGTTCACTGCTGTCAGAAAAACGAATGCCGACAATGTTACGATCCAGGACGCAAGTGCAACTGATATTCAGGTGCCCTTGGATCAGCATTTCCATACCAGCTTTAAAATTAAGGATGGTGAGGAAAGTAAGAGTTTCAAGCAGTTGTCCGATGAGTACCTTCGACCAGCGGTTTTGTCCTTGGCTACGGCTATTGACAAGGTGCTGCTTGGGGAAAGTCATTCATTTCTGGCTAATGGTGAAGGTATTGCCAGCGGTCTGACTAGCTCCAACATTAAGGCTGCTATTATTGATACGCGAAAGCGTATGAATATTAATAAGGCGTATGAGGGTGCTAGGAATCTTATCCTGACTCCTAATACTGAAGCAGAAGCCTTGAAGCTTGATCTGTTCATTAGTGCGGACAAGATCGGTGACGAGGGTACGGCTATGCGAGAAGCGTCTCTAGGCCGTAAGCTCGGATTTGATATGTTCATGTGCCAGAATTCACCGAGCACTATTGGTATCCCAGTTACCAGTACTTCTGTTCTGGTTGACTTGGCTGCTGGTTATGCTAAGGGTTCAACAACCATTCACGTTGATGGTGCTGGGTCGGCATTGAAGGTTGGAATGTGGTTCAGTGTTGGTGGTGCTCTACACGAGATTACATCACTCGGTACTCTTGCAACCCAAGATATTGATGTCACATTCACGCCTCCTCTGCGTGCTGCTGTAGCTGATGATGATGTGGTTACGGTCGGTGATGTCGGTCTGGTCAATCTGACTGCTGGTTACGCAGCTGGTTATAGCAAAGAAATCGTTGTAGACGGTATTACTGGTGAAATCCCAGTAGGTACTTTGGTTAAGTTCGCTACTCCTGGTACTCCAGAGGTTATAAAGAGTGGTGTGTACTCAGTTATTGCTGCTACATTGACGGGTAGTGATACTACTGGTATTACGTTGAACAAGCCGCTCGCAGTAGCTCTCGCCAACAATGATGAAATTAACTTCAGTCCTCCGGCTGAGCACAATTTTGCTTTCCACAAGAATGCTCTGGCACTCGTGAGTCGTCCTCTTGCTCCTGCTCCCAGGGGCCTTGCGATCAGCTCTACAGCTAGCATGGGTGGTGTCGGTATTCGCGTCACAATAACCTATGACGGTGTTGGACAAGGTGTCTTGGTCACTGTAGACTTGCTCTGTGGTCTGAAGATGCTCGATGTTAATCTTGGTGCAGTTATGCTTGGCTAATGTAATCCTGGTGGCCCAGCTCATATGAGCTGGGCCACTATGGAGCTTAAAATGCAGAATAAATTAAGATTTATTAGACGAGTACTATATCGACTGAAAAGGTCGTATGGTATTTCTGTCTACTTATATAAGATAGACAGTGTTACAGATTATGATACTGGTAATATTACTGAAACATACACCAATGTTAAAATTAATAAAGCATTAGCGGAGCCAACTAGAGAAGTGAGAAGCTTTGTCTATGACTTAGCTTACATCTCTGCAAATAAAGATTTTACTATGGGAGGTTTCTTTGATACTTCCGATAGGATCGTAGTCTTGGATAGTAAAGATATCCCATCTACATGGGGTGAGATTGATAATAACCAGTTTCTTATGATACAAAATCAACGTTTTGATATTAAAGAAGTTCAAGAGTACGAAAATAATTCTGCCATAGTATTAGTTTGTCGTATGACTAAGGGTGCGTATCTAACGCATCTAATCAATGTGATTTCAGTAATGTCGTTGGATCAGGCTATCTCATATGTTAAATCCTAACATAGTACGATGGACCTATGCTTCAGCTGCGAGGCACTTTCGTAATATTGCTTCAAAGTATGGCATCCAGTACTATGTTGAAGGTGATAATCGTAATACTGACAATTTATCTGAATTTATTGAATTTAGAATGGATGGTCCATTTACTCTTGTCCCAGCGAAGGACGAGCAATGGCACCATTTTGATATAAATGTTTTAGGGTCCATTGTTATGGGCTACAAAAACTTGTATAGACCACAAGAAATTAATGGCTATATTTACGGAGGTTTCACACTATACATTCCAGTCTATAAAATAGGTGACGAATCCCAGGACGACGGATCAATAATCGGTTGTCTTAAGTTGCGTCGAGAACTTGATCAATATATTGAAGTCAATCAGTATGGAATTGTAGATAAAGATACACGCATAGTACAAAATAGTGTTGAAGGACATTATAGATTAGCTATTGAATTAAGATTTTTATCATCAGGCTTTGAATCCTCAGCAACAATGGTAGCTGATCTAGGTGTTCCCTTACGCGGTTTTACAGCTGATATCCAGTCAACGGCTGTTGTTACAGCTTCGCTGGATGTTACATAAAGGATAATCTGATGGCTCAAGTAGATATTAAAGAATGTACCATTAAGATTTGGGATGGTACTGCTTCGACAGCAACTCTGGACAGCACGAATGCTGATGCTGACCTTATTTTTACAACTAAGAGTACCCATCACGGGTCAAAGGTTGTAACTGTAGCTTTGGTGGATCCAGCTGCTACTAGTCAAACATTGGCTATTAGTGTTACTAATGAAGCTATTTCCGTTAGCTTGGCTACTGACGGTGGTGGTGCAATTACTTCAACAGCTGCCCTAATTAAGACAGCTATTGAGGCCGATAGTGATGCCAATGCACTGGTAACAGTGGCTCTTGAAACATCTGGAGCTGGTATAGTTGAGGCTATCGCAGCAACTACACTTACTGGTCAAAAGAGTTTGACAGTCACCATTGGTGATGGTAATGTAACCTACTCGGAAAAGAGACCAGTAGAGTTCCGCCTTGACAGAGGCATTATCGATACTGTACGCCTGGCTGATGAAGAGCCAATGGACGTTAGTCTCGACTTTACTTGGACGTTCCTTTCCTCGGCTACGGGTGATAGTGTGCCTACGATTGAGGAAGCGTTCAAGAAAACTGGTCTGGCTTCGTCGTGGGCGACTTCTTCTACTGATGCTTGCCAGCCGTACTCTCTCGATATTGAAATTCTCAATAATCCTGACTGCGGTAGTGAGGATAGTGAAATCATTACTATTGAGGAATTTTATTGGGAAAACATGGACCACGATTTGCGGGACGGATCAGTCTCGATTAGTGGCCGAGCGAATCGTAAGACTGCTACGCTTGCACGTAGAGCGTAAATTTAACACCCAGGAGATAATTTTATTATGAAAATTAAAGGCCAAACACCCCAGGGCCGCAATGTAGAGATTGTGGTCATTCCAAGGCCGGAAGAAAATATTGTCTTTTTCTGCGAAGCAATTCCAAACTACGAAGAATTTGACAAAATATGTCCACAACCACAACCACCGGAGAGATTGTATCCAGGTGGTGTGCGTAAGAAAAACCCTGATGATCCAAAGTTCAAGGAAGCTATGGATGAGTGGGGTACTAAAAGAACGCAATGGACAATCCTAGCTTCATTGAAGGGATCACCTGATTTGGAGTGGGATACTGTTGATATGGAAAAGCCAGATACATGGAAGAATTATGAGAAGGAATTACGAGAGTGCGGTTTCACTGAAATCGAAATGTATAGGATTATTCAGGGTGTGCTTAGGGCTAATTGCCTTGATGAAGAAATGTTGAAGGAAGCTAAAAAAAATTTCTTACAAGGTCAATCTCTACACACCGTGAAATAATCCCAAAAGGTAGAACTATTGACTACCAAATATGGAGGGTTTGTGAACGATTTAACCTTCGACCACCAGGTGTGAAAGCTGGTTTCGACGATAATAGTCCCTGGATGCAAGCCGAGCTATTTGCATATGAGCAAATACGGCAGGTTGAAAGGAACAATGAAATGGAAGCTTTGGCTGGAGCTAGGTCTATCTAATGGCACTAAGAGTACGATCCAAAGTACATTTGCTGAAGGTAGCTAGCCCAGCCGAGGTTTCCAACCATATGTCGGGGTTTTTTCAGGCACAGATTAGACAAGCTACTAGAGCCTGGTTGAGAGCTGTTTTAGCTAAGGTGCCTGAATACTCTGGGACAGCACGAGGTACTTTTAAGCCACTAGGTCGAGTACTAAGAGTAGCTGTGCCACAAGGATGGATGCCATACAATAGAAAATATGAAAGACTAAGACAGTACAAATTAAAGAAAGGTACTGTAACAATCCAAGGGAAGACTTTTAAGGTTGGCCCAGGCCCCAATGACTATGCTGATTTTTATTTTGATTATTCTGGCCCTGAGTATAAATTTATTTTTACCCAGAATCTCCCATATGCTTTCTGGAATGATATATATCCTGCTCCTAATTGGATTAAGCTACCTAGCATCCCTCCTTGGCACGCTCTGGCTGCTGGACAGGCTGCTTTCCATAATTATTTACGAGTAGAAATGCCGAAGCGTATTCAATATCGGAAGCTTCTAAAAGTTCTTCTGAAATCGAATGTTAAGAGGGCCTAAATGGCTGATGAACGCAGAACAGAACTGATTCTTGATGCTCAAGTAACTGAGTCTGTCAAGAATTTCAAGGAGGCTGTTGATGCTATCAACAAGGCTCTTGAAGCACATCTGCGTTTGGCATCTGAAATTAATAAAATTAAGTCTACTAAGACGGGCTATAGTCAAGCGGCCAAGGACCTACGTCAATATGGGGAGACTGCTGACCTAGCGGCCAAGCAGTCTAGAGAGCTTGGACAGTCAGTCTCTATTGTTAGTAGTTCGATACAAGCTCAAGCTAATGTGCTAAAAAAATCTAATGATTTATACTCACAATCAGTAGTTGCTCAGAGTAAGCTAAATAGAGAAACAGTTAAGACAGGAGCACAAGTTAATGCTACTGTAGTTGGTCTAGAAAAAATAAGTAAATCTGTTAAGAAATCTACGGGGCAATTGTTTGCTTCGGCTGGTGGATGGGCCGAGGCAACAAAACAAAATGTAGCCTTCAAGGAAAGTATTAATGCTACAGGAACAGCAGTAGAAATAGTTTCTGCTCAAACAGGGAAGATGAAGGAGGTTATTAATAGCATTTCTGGGGTAACTACAGCCCAGATGAAAATGAACGAGGAAGCTAAAAATACAGGTACACAAGTTAAAGGTGCAACAGAGGAGTTAGCAAAGGTTAGAGAAGCTGGCAAAGCAGTTACTGGCCAAATGTATGAAACGGCTGGTAGTTTTGCGGAAGGAGGAAAGCAAAATAAAGCCTTTGCCCAAAGTGCCCAAGATTCTGCTAATGCAATAGATAAAATAGCAGGGAAATCGAAGGCACTTAGTAGTGCTAGTGATGGATTTCAACAGTTAACTACTGCTCAGATGAAATATAATGAACAGTCTAAGGCAACAGGGGAGCAGGCTAAAGCTACAGTTGATAATTTTAACAAAACTAAAGAAGCAGGCAAAGCAGTTACTGGCCAAATGTACCAAACGGCTGGTAGCTTTGCGGATACCTCTAAGCAGACTAACACACTTAAAAGAAACCTTGACTCAGTAACTAAGTCAGCGACCATATTCTCAAAGGCAGGTAACGCTGTACTAGTCTCTTGGCAGAGTGTTGGACGTATTGTCGCCGGTACTCTAATTTCACGATTCACTACTGACTTAATTCGTGGTTTTGAAGGCTTTGCAGCTACCGCAAAGGACTTCTTAATTCAGGTTGGTGAAATCAGAACAATATCTCAACGAGCACAGTTAACAACTGATCAATGGTCTGACTCTTTGCGGAAGCTATCGGACCAATTTGGTATTGCAGCTACTGATGTAGCAGCAGCTGGTTATCAAGCTCTCTCTGATCAAATGGGCGAGGGTGCTGAAGCTACTCAGTTTCTTAATGAAGCCCTTAAGCTGGCTCGTATTACTGCGTCAAATGCTGGTACATCGGCTGCGGCCTTAGCTGGTGTAATTAATGCTTACAGTCTTGATGTTACTGACGCATCAGTAGTATCTGGTCAGCTATTTAAGATTATTGATATTGGCCGTTTTACGATGGACCAGATTGGTGAGTCCATTGGGTCGGTTGCTGTGATTGCGGCTCAGGTTGGTATCGAGTTCGAAGAATTGGGGGCAGCATTATCAACGTTATCAATTCAAGGCTTAACGGCTGAGAATTCGATGACATTCATGAGGAATGTTATATTAAAATTAATACGCCCAACAAACGCTATGAAGGACTTCTTGGATGAATTAGGTGTATCGTCGGGTGAAGCTGCTATAGCTGCTTTTGGGTTGGGTGGTTTCTTACAAAAGTTGCAGGAGCATGTACAAAGTACTAACGACCCACTCAATGAATTAGGGGAACTGTTTGGTCGTATACGAGCGATCATGGGTGCTGCTGGTTTGGACTTTGACAAGTTCGCTAGAGCTGAGGAAGAAATCAAGAATTCCAGTATTGAAGCTGCGGAAGCTTTGAAGCTGGTTGAGAATGCTGGCCGTGAATTACAGGATGAACTGATTCAAGTCAAAAATGTTTTGACCTTTGATTTTGGGCAAGAAACAGTTAAGTCTCTTGCCAATATCAATAAAAACTTTATTGATCTGTCAAATTCCGTAAGCAAATTGTTGACAGTGTTAAAGAATTTAGGTATAGCCTTAATAAGTCTAGCTATTACCAGGACAGTGACAGCTTTCTACTCACTTTTTACAGTAGTTGAAATAACCAAGCACTCTGCAACTGGTGCAACCATAGTGACCTATGGTTATGCCAAAGCTCTTGCAACATTACGTGCAGCAACATTATCAGCAGCGACAGCATTAGGTGGTTTGTATACTATATTGGGTGCAGGTGCTGTATTCTTGGCCATCAAAGCTTGGAGACAGTACAAGCGTGAAGTCGAAATCATAGGAAAAGATGTAACAAAGATAAGTGCAGAAACTTCCAGGGCACTTCAGCAATTGGCAATTGAAACCAAGGAAGCTATTGCGTCCGAGTTCAAAGAGTTAGACAAAGTCTTTAATGAAAGTTTTGCATCCGTTGATAGACAAATTAGAAAGGTGCTGGCCGGCTTAAAGTCTGAAATAACAGGCTTCCTTAAGAATGTTGAGACAGCTGAAGAACTTCTAGTACTAGAGTTAGAAACAAAAATTGAGTTAGGCAAAGTTGATGAAGCCTTTAAGCAAGCTGAAGCTATTATTAAGCAGTGGCGAGCTAACCTAGCGGAGACTATTGCATCACCTATTAGTGATGAAGAAAAACTAAAAGCTATTAAAGAAACACAAAAGAAAATTAAGGAGGTATCAGCACCCTTCGATGATATACCTACTAATATTGAAAAGGTTGCAGACAAAACTAAGGATGCAATAAAGAAACTGCGAGCAGAGATGGCTCAATCCAAGCGTGGTAGTGGTGGTATTGGTGATAGTAGTCTTGAAAGATTCATCCCTGGGGTTACTCCCAGAATTATATCTACTGATTTTGGCGGTGCTGAGGACTTGCTTGACGAATTAAAACGGAAGGCCAATGACGCAAGTAAAAGTGTAGATGGAGCAGGTCGAAGTATTAAGTCTCTCGGTGATGAATTAAGAGATTTCGGGAAAGATGGACAAACTAATGTTGCAATATTGAAAGCTGTCTCGGAGTCTGCTAAAGGCATTGATTTACTTAAGGCATCAGAGGTTCAAAATGAAGCAGAATCTATTAACCGTTCTATTGATAGTATTATCAAAAAGTTTGGTGACCTAAAAGCCGACTTGGAGCGTTTTCAGAACGCTGAGCGTGATGCTCTTGGTGGTACTAGGGATTCAGCTAAAACTACTGAGGCTTTACTAGAAGGTGTTATTGAGAAACTAAAAGTATTCCGAGAGCAAGCCAGAAAACCACAAACATTATCTGGTGTGAGATTATATATAACTGAAAGGAAAAACCTTAGCCTTGCAACTGAAGAAATAGACAATTTCCTTAAAAAGATAAAAGCAGTAGGGGAAGCTCAATCTATAGGGGATGGTATAAAAGCTCTTGAGGAATTGAACCTCACTGAGTCACTCCGACAAATGGGTGATCTACTAAGAGCACTACAATCAGCTGGTGTAATTAGCAAGGAGGAAGGCAAAACTATAGGAGATAATATATCTAAGGCAGTTATTGAAGCTACAGAGGAATTTGAAAGATTCAAAAACGCAACAGAAAACGTGTCCCAGGCTCAAAGAGTTATCGGTACTCTTGAAGAATCTTTGGCCGAGTTATTAAAAATTCAACAGGAATCTGCTGCTACTGACTCAGTTGGTTCTTCTATCGATATAGAAAAACTACGGAACGCAAAAGCAGCTATCAATGAATTTAATGCAGCTTATCAGTTTTACTTGGAACTAAGAAAGCAAGAAGCTGCATTAGGTAAGGATGTAGAGAGAGCAACCCCAACCATTGACCTATCACCCACTCGACCGCTACCAACACAGACTCCTATACCAGACACTAAGGAAGCTGAGGAAGAGATTAAGAATCTGCAATCTTCAGCGACGTCCGCTGTTGATGCTATTGCAGCATCGCTAGGGAGAATAGCAGCCAATCTGGTGGGCTCAGGTCTATCAACTGTTAGTGCAAATATCGAAGCCTTAGCTTTGGCATTAACCAGTAAGGGAGACTTGCCAGCGACCTTGGATTCTATAGCTATTGCCTTTGGAAACATTGGAACAAATATCGAAAGTTTTGCTGCCAGCTTAATAAGTGAGGGCGATCTATCAATTAAGGTTGACTCAATAGCCCAGGCTCTGAGTAATATTGGTACAGCTCTACGATTTGACGGTCAACTAACTACGTTGTCAGAATCTATTAGAGTATTCCTAGATAACGTAGTGGTTTTAGTACAGCAGACCAGTGGCCTATCAACACAATTACTAGCAGCAGAGACAGCAAACCAAAACAATTTACAGCAGGTTGCTGTACAAACTACAAATGTATTACGGTCTCAAGTTGGGATAATGGCTCAATTAGTAAGACAAGCTCAACAGCTCCAAGCTATAGCGGCTAGTACAGCGTTACCTGCTGTAGCTGGCGGCCTACGGTTCGCTGCTGGTGGTTCCACTGGAGCTATTGGTAATGATACCAAAGTAGGCTTGTTCAATGAAGACGAGTTCGTTCTTAACTCGAAAGTATCAAGGCAGTTCTTACCGCTTCTTGCTGCCTTGAACTCAGGAGCCAAGACTCCTAGGAATGTAAGCGGTGGTGTAATCACCAATGTTGGAGATATTAATGTCTCAGTTGAAGGTGGTGGGACACCTGATATTACGGCACGCCGTATAGGACAAGCCTTACGCCGTGAGTTACATCGTGGTACTCTTAGACTAAGTTAGGAATCTAATGGAAACTAATCTCGAACTCGGGCAAGCTGTTGATGTTAAATTAATTAAAGCCAAGGATGTGCCGAAAGAAACTGAAAGCTTATTCAGTCCTCGCGGACAGTTTCACATTGAACATCTTGACAAGGATGGTAATGTTAAGGGCGTGTATGATATGCCCAACGGTATTACCAATGTCGGGAAAAATAAAATCTTGGACGATATGTTCAATGACGGGTCTCAAACAGCTAATTCAAGCTGGTATCTTGGTCTGATTGACTCTAGTGGTTATACTGCTCTGGCTGACACTGACACCATGTCGTCGCATGGTGGCTGGAACGAATTCACCAGTTACTCGGAAGCTACTCGCGTAGCATGGGGTAGTGGTTCGGCAGCATCGCAGAGTACCACAAACAGTACTCCTATTACCTTTAACATTAGTGGTTCAGGCACTGTTAAGGGCGTCTTTGTGAATACTGTTAATACCAAGAGCGGTACGACAGGGGTACTTTGGGCGACAGCTTTGTTCTCGGCTGATGTCCCAGTGTCCAATGGCGATCAACTCAAGATTACCTATACCGTTAGTGCTTAGAGTGCTTAGATGCCAGCTCGCAGATTTAAAGTTGAAACTACTCTCGCACTATCTCATAGTGTTGAGGTTAATAAGACTGCACATCTGTATGTCACACAAACTTGGTCTACACTACGCCATAGTGTAGACCAAGCTGACATTATCACTACAGTCCATGACACATTAAATTTAACACAAGCAGTATCCCATAATCAAGTCTGGGCTGAAGCCAGTAGCCAGTTAAATTTAACACAAAGCGTTGACACTCTATATGCAATCCCGCGATCAGTAACTAGCCAACTTAATTTAGTTCAATCGCTTGATAACAGTATAAAATATGCTGAAGCCAGTAGCCAGTTAACGTTAACCCAGGTTGCTGATGTACGACGACCAGTACCGCTGACTGCTTCCAATAGTCTCAGCGAGGCTACGTTCACTAATGAGGAGTTACTAACTCTCTCATCCGATGAATTGCTAGCTCTCGCTGAGACTAGAGTACTTAGGCAATCGGTTACTGTTCGCCGTTCTATAACTAATATTAGTATAGTACACAATTTACAACTAACACAATCTACTGCACGCACTATACCATTAACAGTTAGTAATCATTTAAGTCTTACTCATACAGCAGATACAGTAGCTGCTTATGAAAACGTATCTAGTCAACTCTACTTACAGCAAACTGTAAGTGTTGACAGACAGACACCAGCGTCCAACACTCTTGAGCTAACTCAGAGTGTAGTTGTTAATGGTATATTTAATCGAAGCCTAACTTCAACAATAATATTTACTCAGTCTGTAACTACTACAGACTATACTGCTCCAGTTTTGGTAACTAGTAGTAATATACTATTAACTCATCCTTATGTATCACCTACGTTCAGTCTAATTATGAAAACCCCAGAATTCAATAATGTTGAACAGCTTGAGTTCCGTCGTATTAACCGACGCACTAGGGGTCATACCCTCGAAGTAATGCGAGATAGTAACTGGCCCAAGGCTGAACGCTTAATATTCAAGTTCGCTGGCTTAACTGAAGAAAAGGCCAAAGAGTTACTGAGTTTTTATGACCAGTCCCTGGGTGATGAAATAGGGCTACTGGACCATGAGAGTAGGCAGTGGCGTGGTATTCTACTAACTCCTTTTGAGCGTATTCAAGATCAGAGTGGCAATAGTTGCAACTATTCAGCCAATTTTGAATTTGAAGGAGTAGTAATATGAGAAACCTTAGTGCAACAGTATTAGCCAAGGTAGCTCAACAGTATGCCAGCGAACCTGTTAATATCGTAGAGATACAATGGAACAAGGATAGTGGGAACTTTCTAAAATATTCCGATAAAGAGCTGGACCTAGGGGACGAAATACTTGATGGTAGAGTGCTTGAGATTAGTTCGCTGGAAAGCGTATTGAAGCTTGACTCTCAAAATATATCTCAAAGTATTTCAGTTAAGCTGAGTGATGCTGATGGCGACCTAAAGACTATCTTTGATGGTCTAGACATCCATGGGTCACTATGCAAAGTGTCCCAATGGTTCCCAGGTCTCTCTATCAATGATCGTTTCGATCTGTTTCAAGGTGAAATTAATTCACCAATCACATGGGATGAAGGGGATCGTACTCTTTCATTTGATGTGATTACTAGACTTGCAGACAAGGAAGCTGGCTTTAGTCCCGAAGAAGGCTCATTCAACCATATACCAGAGAACCTGATTGGGGTTCCCTGGCCTATGGTTTTTGGTTTTTGTCAGAATGTACCAGCGACCAGGCTACAGGAGGTCCCTACAACTCAGACTGCTGAAGACTTATTAATTATTGATCCGACGCTGGTGCCTAGAATGTTAGAATTAGTACGTATAATAAATGAGCTAAGTGCTCTAATTACATTTTATGGTACTGCTTCAGCTCAAGCCCAACATTCTTGTGCAGACGGAGACCAACAAGCCTGTGCTATAGTTGAACAAATGAATTCAATAATTCAACAATTAACACAGCAACATTTTGCTGCTAGGCAAGAATTACTAGATATTAGTAGTGTATATAATGAGCAGAGACTAGCAGCTTCGGATTCCGTAGAATTGCTTGATGAAAAGAATCTGCCCCAAGGCACTACTATCATCCTTGATGTAGAGGGTGAAGTAGAGCTGAACGGTACTCTTAATGGTTCTACATTTACTATTAACGAAGCTATACTTCCTAATTGGGATGGTAGTCTTACTAGCCCTTATGGTGCAACATGGCTTGGCGGTGGCTCGACGGTTCGTATTAAAACTGAAAAGGCTATGACTTATATTGCTAATATTTTACCTACTACTGTAAGATATATTACAGCTTATAAGCGTATTGGTAATACTCAAGCTTTGGTTATTGTGCCAGCTTCATGGTATACTGTTAGTCAAGTAAATTTAGGTACATTCACCGTTACAGCTATAGTTTTTTCAAAACCTCTTAGTTCATTTGACGAAGACTTCGAAGATGAAATCTATGTAACACAGGTTTCCAGTGTCGGACCAAACACTGTTGACGAAATGATTTGGTTGATTGACACATTCAGTGATTTAAATTATGATGCAACCTCGTTCAATTATGTTAAAACAATGATTGAAAATTATCCCTCCCATTTTGCAATGTTGGAGAGGAAAAATCTTCTAGTAATGCTTGAAGAGATAGCTTTTCAAGCTCGATGTGCGATATGGATTAATAACAACACAGTATTTTTAAAATATCTGTCTGAAGAGTTAGCAGCCGACGGTACAGTAACTGAAGACGATATCGACGTGGGTAGTTTGCAAATTTATGGGACAGATACTGAGGAGCTAGTAACCAAACTGGTAGCAACCTGGACAGATAATTATGCAATCGAGGATATGAATAAAATTATCTTACGACACAATATTAAAAAATATGGTACAAGAGAGCGGGCAATAGAATTCTACATTTATAATATTGGGGAGCTAGTACTTAAAAGTGCAACATTCTGGTTGATTCGTTTGGCTAATGTCTGGAAGAATGTCACATTCAGGACCTCACTCCAGATGCTCAATCTGGAGACGTTCGATACTGTTGATCTTAATTTTACTGAATCCTATGTTGCAACGGCAAGCGTTAAGGGTTTGGTTAAAGAATTAAAATACGAATCCAGCGACCGAACGTTACTGTTTGATGTCTGGACACCAGTAAAATTTGGGACAATGGATTCATATGTTTTTGGTTGGCCTTCCCAGATTGACCCTAGTAACTTTTTCCCTACAGACCAAGAGATAGCCTTAGGTTATGCTGGTGGTGACGGGCCAGGGGCCGAGGTAGAAGGTGGGTTCACTATTGGGGATGACGAGGTTCAATCTAATTTTGTAGCTTCAACCTCAGGTGGTCAGCGACGTACCAGAGAAGACTACGGAGATACTCAACCTTCCGATTTGGATGATACTAAGCCCGAACCGAAGTTCCTAGGTAGTGTTGCTACTCCTGGTACTGAACCAACGTGGAGCTATGACTATGGTGAGTACAATCTTAATGTACCTCCTCTTGACACAACAGAAAGTGCCGACGAAGAAAGCTGGGTCTTCCCAGCCGAGGTAACTGGTTTTGACGAAACAATAGGGGCCTATCAAGCTAATGTCTATGAGAAAGGCTTTATTGCTGATCCGGTTGCTATACCAGCTGTCACACAATTACAGATCGCTGATGATGAAAGAATACCCAACGGCACTTGGGCACTGGTAGCTAAGAATAAGATTGGTACTGATGCGGAAACCGGTGCGGAGATATTTGAGTATACAATGCAAGTCCCAGTTTGGTTGTAATTTATTAAGGAAAATGTTATGATTCACTTGAATGGTCATGCTCTTTGTGCTATCGATTGTGAAACCACTGGTCTCGATCCTGAAAGACATGAGATTGTTGAGGTAGCTTTTCTACCTTTAGACTCAAATCTTAAGCCTCGAAGAGATGTCCCCTTTTTTGAAATTATTATACGGCCTGACAATCTTGACGAGATTGACTGGAATGCCTTTAAAGTAAATCAATCCAATTTTACTGAGTTGATTGCTAAAGGTCTAGATAAGTACGATGCTGCTGATCTGTTTGTAGAATGGGTCTCTAGGCTTAAGCTAGCTTATGGCAAGAGAATCATGCCTCTAGCTCACAATTGGGCTTTTGACATGCAATTTATTAAGAAGTGGCTCGGCCCGAGTACGTTCCATGAGCATATTGACGGGCGACACCGCGATACTATGACAGCATGCCAGTTTCTTAATGACATAGCTGATAGGAGAGCTGAGCAGACACCATTCGCAAAGGTGAATCTCGGTTACGTAGCTACCACAATGAAAATCCCCCATGTGCGGGCTCATACCGCCATGGGGGATTGTTTGGTTACTGCTCAAGTGTATAATGAGCTAGTGACTAGGCATGGGGCACAATTTATTGTTCCTAAGGACCAGTACATTACCAGCGACCTTTGACTCTGTCCACGAGATATTTCCGATACAGATTTGATTGTCGCTGAGCCTGCGACCCTTAGGGTATATTTCTGGTAGATTCTTACCAATCTTGATCTTGGTCCACTCATAGAGTTCGCTAGGCTCAAGCCACTGTTGAAAGTGTTCCCAAAACTCTTTCAAAGTAATAGAAGAACCAGGGATGTAGAAACATTTATCTTCAATAAAGACTTCTAAGGTACTACGATTTTCGTTCTGTAACTCGAACTTCTCAGATGTCTCAATTATTGATAAATTTAATCTTTTGTCACCAGACTCTGGAAGATCAATCGAAAATAACTCACCTAAGAAATCCGGAGCTTCCTTTTTGCAGCGAGTCATCAAGTCGTTTCGGTCAATCAGCTCTTCTGGTGGCATAACTCGAATCATTGTGACACGAGTGTCACCAACAAAGATGGGACAGTAATCTTTATAGTTTGTACATTGCACAAAGTGCATCGTATTAGTAACCATATACGGGTCACCACCTTTGGGATGAATTTGAACCGTAGGGCTGGTAACCCAATCCTTAATACGATTGTGAGCTACACGATTCTTAGTGGATAGATTAGTTTCTTCAACAACACATAGCACAGAGTAGCATAGCTCATTATTAAAGCCCGACGTTGAAAGCAGAGCCGTATCTGCTCGTTGATAGCCACTCCGAGTTATCAACTCAGATATGGCTTCATGAAAGATTGACTTACCGCTTTTCTCCGGGCCATATAGAAATAGGTAAGGTAGAGGTCGCTCAGGATACTGAAACATTGAAGCAACCCAGCACTTAAGGTAATCGCCACCGATAATTATTCCATTATCCTTGCACCATTGGTTTTCTGCAATAGCTGCGTCGAGGCCACTACCGACATGATTAAGTATACGTGTCCATGTAGGAAAGGCTCTATCCTCGGATTTCGTAGGAAAGTAACGTAGCTGACAAGCGTATTTGTTCCATTGTCTGTCACCAGGGTATTCTGGTTGAAAAGGCATATTGACCAGTGTCCATTTACGAAAGACAGATTCTCCTAATATTGTATCAATAACCTTTGGCCCATGGCCCATTGATTTTAAAGCTAATTTAATATGTGTCAAAGGTTCCTCAGTCCAGTTAGTATCGCTCTTGATAACCCAACCAGCGTCCTGGTGTCGTTCGGTCACAATGTGCCTAATTAAGTCATCATAGTTTTGTGTCTCATTTACGGGCGACAGAGAATTAATCTTGAAGATGCGTCTCCAATGGGTCTTGTTAGGTATCCACTTTTGCATGTCGTTAGGATTGTCAGTGCCCTCACGGTGTACCTCCATAATAATTTTACCATGGTCACGGTGAGGCTTTACCTTGGTTGGTCTGTTCTTCGCCCAATCGGGTAATTTTATATTAGCACCTAGTTTCGTTAATGTTAATTCTGCTTGACTTGCTAAGCTGAAAACATAACCACCGTCGGAGTCTTCGATACCATTGTTTGCATTAGCTATCATACGTAGGTCAGGATCAGTATTATAGTAACATCGCGTCCATCCTGCTGAATCATAATCCCATGAGTCATGTTCGGTACAATTTATCGTAAAGCGTCGTACCACCCAGCCACCACGGCGAATAGGGAAACAGAAACAGTTTTGGTCGTCACCCCATTCCTGGCCGGTGCTGATAGTGTCGAAGAAACCTCGGAACCCTAGAGCATTATGAGCTTCCTTAAGATGGATAGTATGAGTTACTAACATATTACCATCTTGGTTCCAATACCAGAAACAATTGTTACCTTCTAAGTAGTCTATGAGTCTCTTATGATCGGTATCGAGTCTCTCTTGAATATATTTACCAGTGAGCTGTTCGTACAGTTCATTAATTTCATCTCCGTCGTTCTGTTCTTGAAACGTCTTAGGCATGAGACGCTTACGCCGTCCAGAACAGACTTCGATGTGGTCACGCCAGTTAGGTCGAATGAGATCAGATGATAATTTTACCCCAGACTTTATTAATTCTAACCCACGGGTGCCTTGCATCTTACGGTGCCACACCCACATATTACCACCGCAAATATCTACTTTATTAATAAAATCAAAACCTGACTTTGCGGACATCATGTCGAGAATATAGCGAGCCAGAGCACTGTGTTCTGTGCGATTATCAGTGGCCACTGGATTCTGTAGAAAGATATATAAGTGGAGACCATTACCACTTGTAGACTTCCTTACTGTAACCCAATCGATAGATTGGGCAGATTCCTCTATACTCTCTAATTCTTCTACACTAAGGCCAGCTTGATGATGGCCAATAATACTATCAAAGTCAAAGGCCACCCAATAAGTTAATTTATTATTCCAGTCCCAGCCAGTCATCCCTATGCCATCAGCATATTTCTCTAGTGGGAATTTAATCTCGTGGTCACTGTACTCTGGGTCAATGTTAGCATTGTAAGGAATGCGAAATGATTTCCAAGTTAATAAGCCGTCCGTGTAGCCTCTCCATAACGTACCTTTATATTCTCCTTGTATTGGCTCGCCATCTGCTTGCAGTACATTAACCTGGACTTCCATGTTAAAATTATACAGTTCAGCAAGGTCCTGGTGTGTGCTAACCTCAAGAAAACTCTTGATAGCTTCAGTCTTAGTCTTCATAATAATTTTAACATCCTCCCATCAATTATCAACATATTAAATTAACCATGGGTATAGACCCTACATTAATATAGTACCCTGAGAGAGCAAAAGATTTCCTGACCACTATTGAGCCTTCCCTCTAATTCTCTATATAGAAAGATAGATAGATAGATAAAATGTATATATAGGTAGGGGATATGGCCCAATTTCAGTCAGGAAATTCTCATTAGAGGGAAGGCCCTATCCTACTATAGAGGTTTCCAGTACGACATCCTGTCGCACCACTCTACAGTGGTGGCGGTGCGTCCACATTTCCACATATGTTATGTTGATTTTTAGAAAGGAGATGATAAATTTATTATTTGAGACAGTAGAAACGATGATTGTTGTTTGGTTAGATTTATCATTCTAGAGGAGCTTGATTTATGGCAACAAAATTACTTCACATTCCCCTTGATAAAATTATTGAACCTGATGAAAAGCTCAGGGCAGTAGATCGGGAAACTGAAGCTTATAGGGGTTTGGTTGATAGTATCAGAAGCAAGGGTGTTTTGAATCCTATTAATGTTAGGGAAGTTCAAGACCCCGAAACTAATGAGACTATCTACGGTCTGGTTGATGGTTTGCAGCGTTTTACTGCTTCAAAGGACGCTGGCAAGGATACCATTCCGGCTCAAGTTATTACAATTGCTGAAAGTGAGCAATTGGAGACTCAGATTCTTGCGAATGTTCACAAGATCGAGACAAAGCCAGTAGAGTATTCTCGGGCTTTGTTGCAGTTACTCACTAATAATCCTCTCATGACTCGCAATGATCTTGCGGCAAAGCTGTGCAAGACCCCTGCATGGATTAGTGAGCGTTTGGGTTTGCTTAAGTTGACCAATGACATTGGAGAATTGGTTGATGATGATAAAATTGGCCTATCTAATGCTTACGCACTTGCTAAGCTTCCTCAAGAGGAGCAACGTGAGTTTGTTGATAGGGCGATCGGTATGCCTCCTCAACAATTCGCTGCGACAGCAAATGCCCGCGTCAAGGAGCTGCGTGACGCGAAGAAGCAAGGCCGCGATGCCAAGCCAGAAGAGTTCCAGCCGGTTGCCATGCTTCGCTCCAGAACGGACATGCTTGCCGAGCTGGAGTCAGGCAAAACGGCAACGAAATTGTGCGAGCAGCACAAGCCACAGAATGTGCGTCAGGCTTTCCAGTTGGCTCTCAAGTGGGCTTTGAACCTTGACGAGGAATCGGTTCAGGTGCAGAAAGCCATGGACGAGGAACGCAAGGCCGAGTTGAAGCGACGTAAGGAGGAGAATGCTTTGGAGCGTAAGAAGGCCAAAGCAAAGGAAGCTGCTGATCGTGCGGCAGTTCTCCAGCAAGAAGCTTCCGAAGTAGAAAAGACCCTTCAAACCGCAACCTAATTAACGGATGAGTAACAAACAATGCCGGAAGAAAATTTCCTTATCCCAGTTCACGAGCTAGGACTCAAAGAGTTTGAAGAAGGTGACTTAGCTGATCTCACTAAGAGTTCAGAATATTTGCCCCAGATTCGAGTATATGGGGCAGCTAATGATATTGTCAAATCAGGTGAGTTCCCTATGGGCCACTTTGGTTTGTATTTCAATTCTGAAAATATTATTGATCTTGATGATCAGTTTGACTGTATCATCGTATCAGCACGGGCACGAGGAGCGATTGTTAGTGGTGAGACGCCCGTCTCGTTCTATGATATTCATAGTAATGAGTTCAAAGATATTAAAACCCGAGCCTTGGCAGGTGAGCAAGGTTATATGTGCGGACTAGAGTATCTAGTCTGGGTACCAACAGTATCAAAATTCGCTCTATTCTTCTGCGGTAACAAAACCCTGCGTCGTGAGTCAGAAAAGGTTAAGGCTTTGATTGGCAAAGCAGCGACCTTGAAGATTCGCTTTATCAAAACAGCTAAATTTAGCTGGCATGGTTTTTCTTGCTTTCCCTGCACTTCTCCATTTTCCAATGTGCCAGATATCGATATGATTAAGCCGGAGGTTGTTAAATTTAACACACCGCCTCAATCGCAAATCGAGCTGGCAGCGGACAGTGGACGGGAGCGTTAACGTAGGACATTAGGGGAGTTGGGCCACCTCTGGGTAACCTCACCCAAGGTAACAATACCCAGGGGTGGCTTTCATTTTCTTATGGGCTTCGACTCAAACATAGGCCGTACCGACGAGTTTGGTAGTTGGAAGCCTACTGACGTTGATCCACGGTTTGGATGGTCAGACCCTGAGAAAGACCCTAATACGGGAGAGTTTCTACGCTGGAAAAAGGGCGATGAGATAATCTGTGATAGATGGACCTTCGAGCGACAATGCGAGTTTGAGGCCACATTAACTGACATTGGTTATCTTGCGTCGCCCTGTCGGCTTATTGACCATGCACCTTTAGGCCGAGTCTACGTTAGTGGATTAAATAATACATATGGTAACCCAGGGACCGGCAGTCCAGGAGCAGTCTCAGGTATTTATGAAGGGTTTCAACCTGAGACATCGGACAGCGTAGCTTTTCCAATTAAAGGTTTCCTACCTCAAAACAAAAATAGACAATTCAACATTGTACCTGGTGCAGGTACACAATTTTTAGGGTCGCTGGATTTATTGGATGTAGAACCTGACCCTAATTTTCCTGACCTGTTTGTAGTTTTACATAGTATGTGGAGGTTCCCTGATCAGATTATACGATCAGCCTTGCAGTTTGTTGTTAGTGTTTTTAATTGTGGTAGTAGTTGTGAATATGCTCATGTCCAGTATGGTCTAATACGGGATCCTTTTGTCGCTCCTAATGTTTGGCGGGCACCCTTTTATACTAGTGACCTCCATGCTGCTGAAAAGAAATGGAGTATTAGACAGGTTTCCCCAACATTGATTGATGGGCAACGACAATTTGTTGAAGTCATTGAAACAGGTCTGGTTGGCCCAGATGGTTTGTTACTTAATCTTCAAGACCAATGGGGTGTAGCCGACGACGATGGAATTATATCAGCTCCTTATAGATTAGAAATATGTTGTCCTAATTTCTGTCCACCGGCTGATATGGATGTAATAGGTACAGTGTGGCCTATTCAAGTAATAAATAACTCATATCCTCGGAGCGATAGGTACGAAGAATGAAAGATTCAGGTGACCGACAAACCTTTGAAACAGGTGCAGTACGTGATTGTGGGGACAAACCGCGACCAGATTTGATTAGTCCTTTCATGAAAGAAAGGGTAGGAATCTGGCTTGCTAAGGGAGCTAAAAAATACTCTGAGAGAAACTGGGAAAAGGGGATACCGTTTTCTAGATGTATAGCTTCATTAGAGAGGCATCTTATGTCTTACCAGCAAGGTAAGACTGATGAAGATCATTTAAGTGCCATAGTCTTTAATGCTATGGCTTTGATTCATTACGAGGAAATGATTGCCAGGGACCAGTTACCTTCAAGCTTAAAGGACATACCTAATTATGCTGGATACCAAACGCATCTTCGGTCGTCTAGTCTCTTTAGACACAAGGGACAAGGGGTTCCTTGTGTCGAAGATGGAACCATCTAAAAAAACAAAAAAGATGTGGGCGGATATGTATTACTCCGGCGACCAGGGGCAGACGCCCCAATGCGTCGGTTACGCATGGACCCATTGGTTGTCTAGTCGGCCCATTAGACAGTTTCTGTATCCTTCTGGTATTTATGAGCTAGCTCAGCATGTTGATGAATGGGATGGTAACGATTACGATGGTACCTCAGTACGAGCAGGAGCCAAGGTACTAAGTAAGTTAGGTTATATTGTACAGTATAAGTGGGCCTTAAATGCTGAGACTATTATTGACACTATTTTAAATTTGGGACCAGTGGTAGTCGGTACGTCTTGGCTCAAAGGAATGATGCAGACGGACAATAATAATTTTATACATGCTACTGGTATTTCATACGGAGGGCATGCCTACTTGCTCTCAGGGGTTGATAAAGAGCTAGGTGCCGTTCGTATTAAAAATTCTTGGGGGCTTAAGTGGGGAGTAAGGGGACATGCGTGGTTGAGTTTTAATGACTTGGATACTCTAATGTCAAGGAATGGTGAAGCATGTCTTGGAATAGAGAATCGCCCTACGCCATCGTAGGACCAGCGAGCATGTGCCGACCTCTCCACGGTACAACAAAAATCTGGGCTAGGCAGCATGGTCGCTTGATTGAGGTTAGAATGGGATTTCAGTTCCCAGGTGACAATGTAATTTATGATGAAAACACTAATCCCTTTGACCATACTTTCCATGATAATTATGTTAGAGGGATAGGTATTAGTGTCCCAGTGGCCATGAACGCTTTGATCCGAGAAGCAGCAGAGATAGCGGAAAGTTACTTTTTATGAATATAGACATAAAATTGGTTTCTGAACCTAGCATCGACTGGGATATCCTTCTATCTAGTTTCCCATATCGCAAGCTTAATAAATCCAGCGATCAGTGTCCTATTCCTCTAACAGACACTGCTAGGTATCTCTGTGCTGTTTTCAACATTAGTGCAGATTCTGATCCACTAGTTATTTTAAAAAACTTTGGTCATGTCGTGGGTCAGTATCTGCACTACTCTTTTACTGTCAGTTGTTCCCTTGAGACATTAATGAATCTTAAGGGTTACACTAGACTATCTGTGTGTTATATAGATACTGGTCCAGGGGCCACTGGATTAGTGGCTGGTACGCTGTCTGAATGGATTGAAACTCTCTGCTATTCGTGCTCCTGTGTTCAAACTAGAGATTTTCGAGCTGTCTGTAATTGGTTAATTCTATTCTTTGAAAACGAAGGACTAGAACTACTCTTTAGCCACTGGGTTAAAGAAGACGCTGAAGATGGGACCTTTTACCTACGAGGAAAGAAATGACTCTTGCCTTACGACCAGAGCACTTGGCCCGTTACAATGACTTACAAAAAAATAAAAGGCGTCGAAACAAATATAGCGGACCATCTCTATCTGAGTTAATATATGATAGACCTATTACAGAATACTGGGGTCCACAACCTTCAGAATATGAACCTCTCGGAACGCAACACTGGAATGGCGAAACTATAAAATGAAATTTAAAGTATTCAAAACAAAATTAAAAGGGGGAAAATTCAAAGTACCAGTGACCTTGGAAGTTACAGACTCGCGTATAACTTTCCAGTTCCCTTTTAATAGGCCACTGATGGCCGAGATTAAAATGATGAAAGGGCACAAGTGGCACGGGTATGACGACAATCCTAGAAAGGTATGGAGTGTAGCTAATTGCTACCGCAATTGGTTTCAAATAAAATACCTTTCTGGTATGAATCCTTATGAAAAATACGAACAACCTCTAATCGAGATTAGTGACATAAAGCGGCCTCTATTTGCTAATCAGATAGAGATGATAAAGCATGCCCTTACTCGGAAGCAAGTGATTCTTGCTTGCGAGATGGGACTAGGTAAGACGCTCGCTGCTATAGAAATTATGGAGCATAGCGGTCATGAAGATTGGATATGGGTAGGTCCACGTAGTGCTTTAGCAGCAGCTAGAGTAGACTTTGAAAAGTGGGGAGCTAGAGTCTATCCAATATTTATGACTTACGATGGTCTCCGAAAGGATGTAGAGACCGGCGATATTTGGGTGCCTAAAGGTTTGATCTTAGACGAGTCCTCAAAAGTGAAGACTCCAACTACAAAGCGATCTCAAGCCGCCTCGATTCTTGTTGAAGAGATGCGTAAAAAGGACCCTGACTGTTATATTGTACCCATGTCAGGTGCTCCTGCCCCCAGGTCCCCGGCTGATTGGTGGCATCAGTGTGAGATTGCTTGTCCTGGTTTTCTAGTGGAAGGTGACTATAATAAATTTAAGCGGTCACTTTCAATCATTGTTGAAAAGGAAGGACCAAGCGGAGTCTATCCTGAGCTAGTCACCTGGCTTGACGATGAAAGAAAATGTGCAAAGTGCGGTAAAATACCCGAAGAGCACTTTGATCCTTTAGTTGCAGATCACGAGTGGACAGCGTCTAAGAATGAGGTTGCTCGCCTCTACAAGCGTATGAATGGATTGGTCTTAACACAATTCAAGAAAGATTGTTTGGATCTTCCAGATAAGCATTTTGTACGTCACAATGTAGAGCCAGATAAAAGTACGCTTCGTGTCCTACAGTTAATCAAAAAGAATGCCAAGCGAACTATCGAAGCTTTAATACAGATACGTGAGCTTAGCGACGGCTTTCAGTATAAAGACATACCTGGTGATGAAAAAGAACAGTGTCCTAGATGTAAGGGATCAGGTCAGGTCTTAGACTATGGAAATATAGAAAATCCAGAGTTGCTGATACAGTGTCCTATGTGTAATGGTGAAAGAGAAACACCTAAAACAGTTCGACAAGTTATAGAGATGCCATGCCCTAAGGATCAGCTACTGATCGATTTGCTTGATGAATACGAAACTATCGGTCGCTTTGTGGTGTTCGCTGGATTTCAGGCTTCGATTGATCGAGTGGTAAAAATATGTCTCAGGTACAAGTGGGACGTAATTAGAGTTGACGGTCGAGGCTGGAATTATTATGGAGAATCTGAGGTTAAAGGTTCAGCGGAGATGCTGAAGCTTTTCCAGTCCAGCGACGACAAGAAAGTAGTCTTTGTTGGTAATCCAGCGGCCGCTGGAATGGGGTTAACTCTTACAGCGTCGCCGGCAGCTTTCTTCTTTAGCAACTCTTTTAATGCTGAAGATCGTATTCAATCTATGGACCGTATCCACAGGCCAGGTATGGATCTGAATATGGGAGCTAAAATTATTGATGTGATTCATCTGCCTGTTGACGAATACATTCTCGAAAATCTTGATAAAAAGATGGACCTGCAAGCCTTATCACTAGGACAGCTTAAGGATCGTATGTAATGTATGAGTACGGAGTACACTTGCCAGTAAGAGTTATTGACGGAGATACTGTTGCGGTTACTGTCGATCTTGGCTTCAAGATTTCGTTCAACATTATTATTCGTTTGGCCAATATCGACACTCCTGAGCTATCGGAACCACAAGGGCCACGCTTTAAAAAGCTGGTAGAAAACTGGTTTGCAAGTGCGACACCTGATAACATAAAGCTAGTAACATATAAAGACCGCACTGAGATCTATGGTCGCTATCTAGGGGATTTTTTTGTTAACGATAATAGTCTGGTTGAATACTTACTTTTAATTATGGAGAAGTCATGAGTTATTCAATGATTGTTGGCGGCATTACATTAGCTAAAGACGGAGTAGTTATGGCGTCGTGTGGTTCGGCTGGAGTCTACTCCGACATGGAGTATAAAGACATTCAGATGCTGTGGGAATATGCTGATAAAAATACAGCGATCAGGTCAGCTCTGGATACGTTTGCTAAGACTGTCCAAGCTGAACTAATTAGGCTAGGTCACTTGTCTGGTATCAAACAAAATAAGATGACAATGGAAGATCTAGAGAATGGTAAAAAAATTATTACTGAACTAACTAAGTAGAAAGTTATCCTAATGGAAGTTACTGAAATATCTGTTAAAGACATTTTCTCGGATATAGACTTTAATTGTCGCGGGAGCATAGCTCCTATCGACGTGGTTGATCTAGCCCGAGATATTGAAAAGAATGGGCTACTAGAGCCTATTATCGCTATTCCTGTTAGTACCAATGGAGATAATACACGAGCTAAAAAGTTCAAGTTCCAAGTCGTCGCTGGTCACCGGCGTTTGATGGCTTTCAAGGTACTCAAGCTTGAAACTATTCCAGCGGTTATTAGAGACGACATTACGCACAAGCAAGCGTTGCTGATTAATTTGACTGAGAATATTCAACGTAAAGACTTGAATATACTCCAAGAAGCTAAGGCACTCGAAAGACTTAGGGACGAAGGCTTCACTATTGATCAGGTTGCTCCTTCACTAGGTAAGAGCACTACATGGGTTAGAATGAGATTCGAGTTACTAGCTTTGCCTATCGAGATTCAGGCAGCGGCGTCGGTGGGTTTGATTACCCAGCAGCAGATACGGGAGCTTTTCCGTATTAATAATCCCGATAGACAGATCGAGATGGTAAAAAAGATTAAGATGGCTAAGCAGAGAGGGGAGAAAGTCCCTGTACTCTACAAGCCACCTAAGCGTAATATCTTTCGCCCCAAAATCCGTGATCGTAATGGTATTTTTATCATGCAGGGGCACATTCAAAAAATTATCGGAAACAATTTCGGAACGCGATGCTTAGCTTGGTCGGTAGGTGAAATTAATGATCTTGAAATCTTTCGGGACATTAAGGAGATTGCTGCCAAAGCTGGTATCCCATATGAAATCCCTGACGAGCGTACACCACTATGAGATATAGAAGCTTTTTAGATTCAGTACCAGCGACCTCGAAGCCAGCGACCTCGAAGCCAGCGACCTCGAAGCCAGCGACCTCGAAGCCAGCGACCTCGAAGCCAGCGACCTCGAAGCCAGCGACCTCGAAGCCAGCGACCTCGAAGCTACCGCCCACGCTCCAAGCCTATCTAGTTAGTGACGAGGAAGGTAAGCCCAAGCGAGAGATTTCAACGACGCTGGCTTTGAACTATGCAAAGAAAGCTTACGAGTGTACTCTCCGCTTTAACATAGATTATAATTTTACCCTAACTCACCTTAGAGTGGGGGACAAAGTATTTAACATGAACTACGAAGCTTTATTACCAGGCAATAATCTAACAATAAGCATACCAGTCCATGATATTTATTGACACTGAAACCTGTGGTCTATATGGTTTGCCGGTCCTTATTCAGTACGCTTATGATGACGGGCCTGTCTGGTTGCATTGTCCCTGGACCGTGGAAGTCCGAGAGACTCTTCGGTTAATTAGAAAATTTATGGAAGAGGACCTAGTCTTCTTCAATGCTGCTTTCGATATGTTTCATTTGTGCAAACTATACACTATTTTTGATTTAGTCCAAGACAAAGATAGTTTGCCTAATATACAAGAAATTTATGAGCTAGAACCTGAGGGTCGTAATGGACCTTGCCTTAAGCCTCGACGCTGCTGCGACATTATGCTAGTGGCCCGTAAAGGTAAGTACCAGTCAACGATGGATCGCGGCGACATACGAATCAGGAAAGTACCAAGACAATTAGCCTTCGAATTAGCCGGGTATCTTGAAGACAAAGTCAAACTAGACTCAATATATTTTGCACGACGTAAAGACCAGAATGCTGCTCGCTGGAAAGTCTTTGACCGCGACGACAGTGAAACTTTTAAGGATGTAGTACTCGGCTTCAGAGCTTCATCATCACTTAAGAATTTAGCGATCCACGCTCTTGGACGTGATGTTATTAAGTATGCTGAAGCTACAATGCAATTAGAGTCAACATCATATCCTGAGGAGCTAGGCTACGCTCCGTTTGCTAAGGCATTGCCGCGTACAGCCAAGCGATGGCCCGACGTGATACGTAGGCATATCGCGTATTGGCATGACAATCCTCTAGCACGTAAGTACGCTGAAGAAGACGTAATACATACCCGCGACCTATGGAAACATTTAGGCAGCCCAGAGCCAGGGGACGATGATAGCGAGTTAGCTTGTATGGTGGCTGCTGTCCGCTGGAAGGGTTTCGCTATCGACCTGGAGGGTATTAAAGAGTTAAAAGAAAAAGCTGAGGTAGTTGCTAAAAGTGCTCCCAAGGCCCCTGGGCCAGTAAAATATTATATTGGTGCAACCATGAACGAGGTTGAGAGAATGTTTCTCAACCTAGGGACCAAGAAAATTATATTAGAAGAGATAGCGAATAGTGAAGAATGGGAGGATCACCCAGCACAGGAGCGAGCTAAAAATGTACTGGCCGCTAGATTGGCTAAAAGTGAACGCGATCTCTATACTAAGCTTATTACTGCTGGTAGATTTCATGCTAGCTTTAACGTTATCGGCACTTTGTCTAGTCGAATGGCTGGAGCGGATGGACTTAATCCCCAAGGGATCAAACGAGCCAGACACGTCAGAGAAAAGTTTCTACTTCATGATCCTGCTTCTATTTTGTGCGGCGGTGATTTCCAGTCTTTTGAAGTTAGTATCGCTGCTGCAGCTTATCCCGATCCAAAACTAATAGCTGATCTACAACAGGGAAAAAGCATTCATGCAGTGTTCGGGATGTGCGTATATCCAAGAATGTCGTATGAAGAAATTATTAACCATAAAGAAATATATAATAAATGCAAAAGTGCTCTGTTTGCTCTGCTCTATGGTGGTCAAGCGTATACGCTTATGACACGCCTAGGCACCAATATTGAGATTGCTGAAAATGCTTACACTAGATTCTTAAATTTGTATCCAGTGGTCGCTGTCGAGCGAGAGAATATTTTTAACAAATTCAAGGCAATGCGACAGGACGGCGGCCTAGGGTCAAGAATCGAGTGGCATGATCCTGAAGATTATATTGAATCAATGCTTGGATTTAGGCGTCACTTTACACTAGAGAACGAGATACTAAGACATTTATACGAGGTTGCTAATAGCCCACCTAAAGACTGGCGTAAAATTAAAGGAGTGGTTAATCGACGCGACGATCGAGAACAATCAATAGGTGGTGCCACACAAACATCTCTCTACGCCGCTGGATTCGCGTTACAGGGAGCTAATATGCGGGCCGCTGGTAATCACGTAATCCAGAGCACAGGAGCCCAAATAACAAAAGCAGTACAAAGAGCAATATGGGATGTACAACCCAGCGGCATTCATTCTTGGGTTGTACAGCCTATGAATATCCACGACGAAATAATGTGCCCAACAGATCCCGACAAAGCCAGCGACGTTGAATCAGTAGTACAAAATACCGTAGACAGCTATAGGGATCGGATACCGTTACTTGGTATTGATTGGCGTACTAATCTTGATTCATGGGCGGACAAATGATACTAGGACTACATAGTATTAGGGATATAGTAAAGCATAATTTTAATTACTGGAACCGATTAAGGTATACAGTAAATAGTGATGACTTTCTGCTAGCGTACAAACTCTCAAATAGTGAAGAGAAAGCTGACATTCAGCTAGCTATAGGTAAAGAACCACACTCGCATTTTAAAGACTTTATCCATAGTAAAAAGACCGCTGGATTTAACTCGCTCCAAGCTCTGAGTGTACGTAAGCTTAGAATTATAGCTAAGAATCTAAATATACCGCGTTACTGGATTCTGAATAAGCTTACACTGGTTGACGAGATTAAGACTACTGTCGAAAAAATAAAAGCAGACACCTATGCGAAAAATACGAAGCACAAGGAAGCCTGAATCGTCTCTTCAGACAAAGATAATTGAAATGCTGAAGATTAATGACTGGGGTGTGAAACCAACTCATGGTAATATTTATCAATACGGGTTACCTGACCTGTACGCTTTCCACCTGCACTATGGAACGCGATGGATAGAGGTAAAAATGCCTACTAGAACAGGAAATATTTTTACTCCGGCTCAATTAGAGTTTTTTCCGGAACTAGCGTCTAAAGGGGTAGGGGTATGGGTTTTAGTGGCAGCCAGTGAGTCAGAATATAAAAAACTATTTAAGCCACCCAACTGGCACTCTTATCTGGAGGTTATGCGATGATTGGGGACTTGGACTATGTAGAGCGGAGACTAAAATATAAGAGTGTTTCAGACTATGACATAGAAACCTTGAGTGAAACGCTACTGGTTCTCAAGGATTTATTAATGGATCACGAGTGGCATACGGCGAGCGAAATAATTAATTTATTAAAAAATAAGGTGCAGGACCCAATCAAAGAGATACGACACTTAAGAATGAAAGGACACATAGTATACTCTGCTAGAGACAATGAAAAGGAATGGATTTACAGACTACTATCACCATTGGAGAAACATAAGCATGTTCGAGATTCTAGTAAAAGACGTTGATGGATCAGGTAAGCTTTTGCCCGTCTTTAATGGATTAGAGGACGCTGGGCTTGACTTATTTTCAGTCGAAGATGTCAACATTTATGGTGGTGAATGGAAAGCTATTAGAATTGGTATTGCTACGGCGTTTCCTGCCCACATGGTTGCTATAATCAAAGATCGAAGTAGCATGGCTGGAAAAGGATTAACAACACTAGGAGGAGTAATAGACTCGTCGTATCGTGGTGAGTGGAAAGTAATCTTGCTTAATGTTTCGAGTTGTATGTATACTATCCGGCGTGGGGATAGGATTGCTCAAGCAATCTTTACGTCATGCCTACACCCAACCGTAAAGATGGTTAAAAGTCTGCCGGATTCTATACGTGGTACTGGTGGTTTCGGAAGCACAGGAACATAGGAGCCTAACATGCTTGACCCTAAAGAGATTGCAAAATTTGAACAAGGTATTTCAGCGTTATCAGAGATACTGCCTAGTGCAGCTTGGTCGCTCTACTCAGAGTTTCTAAAGCAAGGGTTCAGTGAAGCTCAAGCAATGGAATTGGTTTGTACCTGGATCATGAGTGTGGGGCCTAAGTGATGAGATACGTAGTAGTAATTGCGTCTTATGCTAAGGGCATCGATATGGTTGTCGGACCATTTAATTTTGCTACTGTACATGAACTATATGATAGCCAGGGGATAGTGACATTATGATCAAACACTTTTGCGACCTATGCGGGGAATCTGCTATTAGCAGTTCATCAGTAGAGATTACTAGAACTGGTGTAAGGATTAGAATAGTCTGGGACTCAGATATTTGTGTTAAATGCTTAGTACATACTTTGAAGAAGATAATTGCTGACGTAGAGGAGAAGGAATGAAGTTTGCTCAACGGTTGTCTGAGTCTTTCGTACAAGAGTATAAAAATCGTACTCCACCTTTTGGTCCAGTCGGCTATGTAACGTACAAGCGTACCTACTCTCGAAAGCTCCCACACGACAACCATACTGAAGAATGGTATCAAACTGTTGAGAGATGCTGTAATGGTATTCTACAGATTGGTGGTCAATTTACACAGGGCGAGATCGAGCAACTCTATGACTATGTGTTCAATCTCCGATGCTGCTTCAGTGGCCGAGCACTGTGGCAGCTAGGAACTAGCACAATACATAAGATTGGAGCTGATAGTCTACAGAATTGCTGGGCCGTTGCTGTCGATCATCCCATTGAACCATTCTGCTTTGCTTTTAATGAACTAATGCTCGGGGGTGGCGTAGGATTCAATATTAGTAAGGAGCATGTATACGAGTTACCTAAGGTACGCTACGGTGTAAAGGTAACTAGATTAGACGAGCCTGACGTTGATTTTATTGTTCCAGATAATCGAGAAGGTTGGGTAGAATTATTACGACGAGTGCTGACAGCTTTCTTTTATACTGGAGAAAACCTTACTTATAGTACAATATGTATTAGGAGTAAAGGAAAACCTATTACTACATTCGGCGGTACTGCTTCAGGTTCCGAGAATCTAGTTGACGGTATCACCAAAATAGTAAAAATATTAAATAGCCGATTATACCACAAACTTCGGCCTATTGACTGCCTTGATATAATGAATATTATTGGTAGTGTAGTGGTCGCTGGCAACGTAAGGCGTAGTGCTGAGATTGCACTAGGGGATATTGATGATACAGCTTTCGTTACTGCAAAGAACTGGAATAAGCAGCAACTCCCTAACTGGAGGAGTATGAGCAATAATAGTGTCATTTGCAATAATGTTAACAGTCTCACTCCAGAATTTTGGGAAGGCTACGAGGGGAACGGCGAACCCTATGGGCTAGTACACTTGGACAATTGTCGCAGGTTTGGGCGTACTGGCGAAGAAGTCGAAGACCACTATGTAATCGGTACTAACCCATGCGGCGAGATTACTCTAGAGAGCTATGAGCCATGCAATCTTTTTGAACTGTTTCTACCTAATCTGCATAGTGTTGAAGAATTTTTAACTGCTGCTACACTAGGCTACAAAGTCTGCAAAACAATCAGCAACTACCCATTCTCGAACTCTATGATTAATGAGGTTGTACAACGCAACCATCGATTAGGGATTGGTCTTAGTGGCTTTTTACAGAGTCGCTGGATTAATAAGTCTAATGAGATTTCGACCGTCTACGAAGACTTAAGAGAAACCGACCTTCAATTCTCGAAGCAGCTTAATATTTCATCTTCAATTAAGCTGACTACTATAAAACCTTCGGGTACACTATCCTTACTGGCGGGCGTTACGCCAGGCGTACATCCAGCCTACGCACAACATTATGTGCGGAGAATACGCTTTTCAGCATCCGATCCATTGGTCGATGAATGCCGAAAGAGCGGCTATCGAGTGGAGCCGTCGCTTAATTACGATGGGACTACAAACCTGGATACTATGATTGTATCTTTCCCTATTAAAACACCTAGTGGCACAATTTTATCAAAGCAAGTTAGTGCTATTGACCAATTGCAGTTTCAATCTTTCTTGCAACACTTTTGGTCAGACAATGCAGTATCTATTACCTGCTACTATAAAAAAGAAGAGTTACCTAATATCAAACAATATCTTAAAAATAATTACGAGACAATTAAAACTGTCTCGTTCCTATTACATTCCGACCATGGGTTTGTCCAGGCTCCACTGGAAGAAATCTCCCAAGAAAAATATAACCAACTAACAGAGAACTTGAAGCCAATACTCAGGACCCAAGAAACCGGAGACTACAGCCTTATTGATAGTCTCGAATGTACGTCTGGAGGGTGTCCTGTAAAATAATCTTAATTGAGGGTATAATGGCTAGAGTCGGAGTATTCATTGACGTAGCGAATTGTTACTATAACATTAACAAACGCTGGCCTAATAGAAAGCTTAACTATGGAACCTATTTAGGCAAAGCAAAAGAAATGGGAACAGAAATAGGGAGGGCTATCGCCTATGGTACACAAATAGAGGATGGAGCTAGGAAGTTCATAAGTTGCCTTAATTTGATTGGTTTTGAGCCCAAGTACAGAACTGTTGAGCGTAACCAATGGTACTCGTGGGATGTGGGCATGTGCGTTGACATGATTCGTAACCACGAAAAGCTTGATGTGATTGTGCTAGGAAACAGTAGTAGGAACATAGTACCTATTGTTCAATATCTACAAGAGAAAGGTATTAAAACTATTATTCTGGCGTGTGGCATTCCGCGAGAGTTACGCGAGTGCTGCTTTAAATGGATAGAACTAACCGAGGATATGCTTGAGGAACAAGAAAATGGAGAACGACCTATTTGATTGGGAAGACTGGGATCTTAGTGACACTTGTCAATTTACTTTCTGTGATATTACACTAAAAGTAAAAATTGATAATTTTGAACCAGGGACCAAGTTTTCTACCGCAATAATTGACACTGAAAGAGGAGCACTTGAACTCTGGCCTAGTCCTGAAGGGATAGTGGCATATAGGTATAAGCTGTCTTATACTGTAGGGGAACGCATATGATCACGCTACAGCGTCAACCGAATGGATGGTCGTGTCTGCCAACCTCGTTCGCTATGACGCTGGATGTCCCTGTTGATAAAATTATTAGTTACATGGGTCACGATGGTTCGGAAATATATTTTCCGAACCGTCCAGATCCCTTCGGGCGTCGAGCGTTTCATCCTCAGGAAATAATGCCTTATGCACTATTAATGCATAATACAGCTATACTACAGTTTGATCAAACAATGTTGTTTCTTAACAAATACCGTGACATAAAGGAGGAAGATTTCTCACCTACAATGGCTGGGTTAATGTGTGCTAAATGTAGGAAGGTACTCACAGGGTCGCTGGATTCTGGAAGTAGGTTTCATGCTGTGGCTTTGGACGTGGACAATATAGTCTATGATCCAAACGGGACAAAGTACACTTTGGACACTTTGGATGATAAATTTAACATTACCTCCTTATTTTTAATCATACGCAAAACTATTAAAAATCTTTTTTAGACCCCTTGACAGCTATATACTAGTCCTCTATAATGGTGTTGCGGCGGGGTGCCGCAACATTGGACATGTTATATTGATTATTAACATGCTAATGTTAAATTTATCAAGGAAGGTTTCGGTCAATGGATTTGAGCGGTAAGAAGATGTCAGAGGATTACATGGTAATTTTAACACAAAAATATAAGGAAAACCGTCATGCGACAGTATGCTTAAAATGCTGTCAAATTGACTGCTTAAAACATAGATATGACACCATACCAATACTAGAGTACCTGATCAGACATCATGTTGATTTAGTGAGGTTTCTGACATTAAAATTCCCCCGGCGACACCGGGAAGAATTAATGAGCCTCGGGGTATATGTTGTTACCGAAATAATTACAACTCGCATCCATGAGATTCGCAACAAGAAAATCACACCATACCTATGGTCAACAATATGGAGGCAAATGCTCAGGCGTGTGCGGAGGGGTGCAATGGTAGGTAAGAAAGTAGATAAGGAGCCAGAATTTGAAATAGTACCTTTACCTGATAATTTAACAGACTCAAGGAACGAGGTATCTGTTGTCGATTTCAAAGACATGGTAGATAGCTGTTGTTACAATAAAACACAGAAATTTATCATGCAAAAAACTATGGAAGGTGGATACAATGTCCAGGACATTGCGGACGAACTTAGCATGTCAACTGGACAGGTCTCAAAAATTCGGAGTAGTCTCGGAAATGACTTGAGATTCAAAATGAAAGGATACTCAGTTGAAGAAAGCATTACCAAAAGACTTCGTGTCTCATGTAAATGCACTTGTCGATATAATTTACGACAAGGCCGCAAACAAGTGGGACTGGAAGTACACAGCAGAACTGAAACAGTGGTCGGAAGTAGCGGGGTTACATCCGAACACGATTTATAGTATGGGGATAAGGCAAACAAAATCACCTCAACTGATGACGGTTTTCAAGCTAGCGAAGTCCGTAGGGTTGATAGTACAACTAGTTGATGGTGCCATAAAGCTACGCCGCAAAGCAGCGTAGCAGCATAGGCACCCTTCGGGGACCTGGGGTATGTGACTATGATAGTCGCTGCCCCAGGATTTATTATAATAACTATGGGGAAAAGCTATGACAACAGAACGAACATCAAAACAATCGTTGGTCCATGACTTTCTGGTCAAGTACCCTGATGCAGGACCGAAAGAAGTTGCAAAGAAATTTAACTGTGTTCCAGGCACCTACTATGCTGTGAAAAAGAAACTACGTGAAGAAGCCAGCGACCCTGGATCAGTATCAAAAGTATCAAAAAAACGATCAGTATCTAAAGACAACGGTGCTAACGGTGCTGACAACGAATTTGTGCAGGCCATTAAAAAGATTGGCCTGAGGCGTGCTAGACTAATTATGGACATTTTTGAAACAATTAAGGCTTAGGTGCATCCCCACAGCCCTGCTGAGAGTACCTAAGCCGGTTGCTAGCCTCAGCAGGGCACTTATTAACTTTATAGGAGAGTGTATGAAACTGAATCAGCTTATTGCAATCGTTAATGGGGCAAAATCCCAAGCACAAAAAGGAGTGACTGAAGCATATAAGAAAGTGCAGAGTGATACACTGCTGACAGGCATTAGCCGTACCTATCGGCCCAAGGATGAGGAAGGCGATCAGCTACCGGCGGAATCTAAGCGAGTACAATACAACTACAAGCGTGCTTTTGACGACGCTGCAAACGAGTGGTGTAATCTGTGGGATTTGATTGCCCAACAAGACAGAGCAAATCAGCAAGCGTCAGCTGATGTGGTCGTGGATGGTAATATTATTATTGCAAAGGTTGCCGTTACCACGCTCATCTTCCTTGAGAAGCAGCTAGTTGACATGAAGACGTTCATCGAAAAGATTCCCACGCTCGACCAAGCGGAACGCTGGACGTGGGATGAGATGGCGGATGCCTATACGTCTGAGGAGACAGCAACGACGCGGACAAAAAAGGTTCCGCGTAACCACGTCAAGTACGAGGCAACCAAGGAGCATCCGGCTCAGGTTGAAGTTTTTAATGAGGATGTAATTGTTGGTACCTGGGCAACTAGAAAGTTCTCCGGTGCCATCCCAGCGGCCAAGAAAACAGCGTTGCTACACCGCATTCACAGACTCCAAGATGCTGTGAAAGTGGCTCGTGAAGAAGCGAATCTTCAAATAGTTCCACAATACGCCATTAGTGGGGAGCTGTTAGATTACCTGATTGTGCCACTACTATAGAAATGTAAAAAAGGTACAGTCTTAGGCTTAGTCTAAAAAACACCTAAAGTGCAGGTTCGAGACCTGCCCCGCCTATTGAGGGTCCTAGGCCATAGGCCCTAGGCCCTCAATAGGCGGGTAGCCCAACAGGCAGAGGCGGGTCATCAATGTCAGATTAAGACTATTACCTTAGACTGAAACAAAAGGTTAACGGATCAAATCGAGTTCAGATGTTTTGACTGCTGGATACTGGTTCAATTCCGGTCCCCTCGGCCCAGGGCCACTGACCAGGGCCTGCCTGGCAGGGCCTTAGGCCGAGGGGTAGCTTAAAGGTAAAGCAAAGCAGTATAAGATTAAGCATCTGATTAAAAGGATAGTGTTGATCCAGCGACCTATGGGAAGCAATACCCTGATAAGGTATCGAGCTACCACAATGGCCCGGCGGGCAGGTTACGCCCGCCGGGCTCCTTTAATCCAGCGACCTAGGCTACAGTACCCTAGGTCGCTGGATTAACGGTTTTGTTGGTTCTAAGGATTAGGACTGAAAGGGTGCCTATTATGTCTAAGCGGAGAGAGTTTCTTCAACTCGCTCATACATGGGATCCCTCTAAGCATGGGATTGCAGGCTGGTATGTAAGCGAAAAATACGATGGAATGCGTGCGTACTGGGACGGCGGTATTAGCCGTGGCATTATATCATACAGAGTGCCCTATGCCAATACGCTTAAGGACGCGTGTCCGCGAGTATCGACGGGCCTATGGTCCCGGTACGGTAAGGTAATTTCCGCCCCAGATTATTTCTTGGATTCTCTGCCGAGAATCCCTCTGGATGGCGAGCTATACTTAGGGAAGGGTAGCTTTCAACAATTGGTGAGCATAGTCAAAAGACACCAGCCCGATGATCGCTGGAAGAATGTTAAATATATTATTTTTGACATTCCAGGTGACGCGGAAATGTTTCAAGATGGCAGACTGACTTCACCCAATTTCAAAACAGAGTTTGTCAACCTCCACACTAAGATCGAGCGACCCAACGGGAGCGAAATAGTGAGGCGTTTTACTCAGACTTTGAGTATAATGAAGCATTTCGTTTCTCCATACGATGATACAATCGAGGTAGCAAAACAGTATCGTTTGCCTCTTCAGACTGATCGGGCTATCGACGAGTTAATGGCTAGAATGGACAACGTAATATTAGCCGGCGGCGAGGGGTTAATTTTACGCAAACCTGAGAGTATCTGGACTCCTCAGCGTACTCACCACCTGCTCAAAGTTAAGCGGTTCTACGATAGTGAAGCCATGGCCACTGGGGTCAATCCTGGCAAAGGAAAGCTGGAAGGGTTAATGGGTAGTCTAATAGTCTTCTGGAAAGGAAAGACGTTTGAGTTGAGTGGGTTCACTGATCGTGAGCGTTCACTGACGGCTAGCGGAGAGAGTAAATTCTTTCCACCAGGGACCTTGGTTACTTTTAAATATAGGGAGCTGACTACGGACGGTATCCCTAAAGAGGCTCGTTACCTTAGAGAGGCTGTACAATGATTATTAAATGCGATAGTTGTGAGATTGATATGGACGAGGTTCATGCAAACCTTTGTGAAGTCTGCGACTTGAACCTATGTGACGAATGTTTCGACGCAAAGCATTTAGAATGCGAGGAGGACAATGACTGACTATAATGACTACGACCGCGAAACCATAATGAAGCTGGCCGAAAAAGCTCTAGTCTCTAATGGTAGTCCTAAAGCACAGGTACACTTTAAGTATACCTGTCCCAAGTGCGGCGAGCGTTGTACGTTGGAAGAACCAAACACTCTATATGAAAGGGGAACCTGCTTCTCGTGTGGTGCCGACGAGCCTATCGTAAAGGCTGGCTTTATGTTAGCTATATGCAATATCTAAGGGAGCACAGTGACTAAAAAAATCACACTAATAAAACTGAGAAACATGCTTTTTGAGCTTGGTAATAAGGCAGTCTTCGTGGGGCTGGATGTGGAGACCTACCCCAAAGTTAAAGTGTCCAGCAGCCCTATTATCAAGCGAGCCAGGATCGCTGGTCGAGCTGGAGCAAAATACCGCGATCCAACGTACCAGCGATCATGGGGCAAGCGGCTGGCGGAATCGCCAATGGTTGAACACGAAGGTAACTACTACCTAGAGATTGAGGTTACCTCGGTCCCGGAGGAAGAGTACTTTGACAAGTTGAGCGGGGAGGAAATTACTAAGGAGGAAGCACATAAGCGAGGCTACCGTCAACGGAACGATAGCTATCTCCAGGTGTTTCGGGACTACAAACTGTCGAGTATCAAGAAGCTCAGGCTGAACAAGGAGGAGTACGAGGTTACCTAATGACAAATACGACGCACTATGTATGCACGGATGAAATCGTCGCCGCGTTTCCGACGAAACAGGCATGTAACAATTGGCTTAAAAAGCAGCCAACGCAAAGTAACCCTGCCAATATCAGCCGCTACACGGCTCGTAGGTTACTGGTCCAGCTAAAAGGGCTGGGGTGTTATAAAGGATCAAAGGACTCTATAAAGGAGACTATTAGGGCTAACTCTGCTACAGCATTAACCAAAATGTCTATTGAAGCTGGACACGGTGTCTTTTGTTTCCCGCCTATTAAAATCTAAGGATTAAGAAATGTGTGAACCAGCCCATAGTATCGTTCAGTTTGACACAAGAGAGTGTCCTTACAGTGGTGAGCCATTCGGAGGAATTCACCACGCTAGAATAGGTCCGTATGTGATGATACATCAACCGGGCATGGGTCATAGCGAGGCTATGGACAATGCCAATATAGTCTCCCCAGCACTGTGGAAGTACCTGCCACCGCCCCTCTACTGGGAGGGGTATTGGTGGGAAGGCGATACGATCCTTTACGATGGCTCTATCGAGAGATATGCGTCCTGCGGTATAGATTTTCATGATGCCAAGGCTGCGGCCTACGAATTTAATAAGCGGACAGTGATGAAGGACATCAGGACGCTTCGCAATTTTATCGAGCAATCGATGATGACCAGCGACCGGCGAGAATACTACTCGTCGCGTGTCAGCATCAATATGCTGGTGCTAGCATCATCAGGGATTCTTGAGGAAAAACTCCGTCGTATACGACAGACTTATAGGACGCAGGAACAATACCGGACCATGCAAACCTCGGCCACGGTTGGGATGCTGCGGAACAAAAAGAACGTGAAAAAGAAATTCCACTACCTGTGGGAGAGAGGAGAGGAGCCTATGATTGCTCAGAGTGTCTAAAATAGTTAATTAATTAAATATAGAATGGGCCGCCCATTGATCACCCGGCTGGTAAGGGTTGGGAGGTCGCTCAAAGCTCCCAAGCAAACGTGCTTAACCCAGCAAGGCCCAAAACGCCTACTAACCATGAGGAGTATAGTCATGAGGATTTAACAATGGTCGATCCAGCGACCCTGTTTCAGAAACCAGGGTCGCTGGATTGTTTCTCGTAGGAACTTTTAAAAGGATATAGGACAATGAGCATTGATATTGCGTTGGCGAGACAATTGCTGGACGAGTACGAGGTTGAGTCGAGCCAAGCGGAAGCAGCGAAAACTGAACTGACAACGGCCCAAGTGAATCTCGATACTGCAGTTACTAATTACACTCGTGAGAACGACGAGGCTAAGGCAAAACTGAAAGAGTTAGTGACCGCTTTGCAAGCAGCACTGGCGGACTAGGTAAAGGGGTACTGGACACTGCCAGCTAGCAGTGTCCAGTATCCAGGGCAGTACTATTACTGCCCTGGATACTGGACAATCACTGAAGGAGGATGGTTATGGGTCGAATCAAACCGTTAAAGTCTCGAACAATGAAACTCGACGAATTACAAAAGGCAACTCTAAAATTATACCAGCAGGTTCGTCGTCAGATGAACCGACAGCCATGGCAGGGCGGTATGAGTGACGGCGAGTTTCTGGACCGTGAGATATTGAATAAATCCAGTGACCCTGAATCAGTATAATAATTTTTATCAGTATTACTGGTCGCTGGATTATTAAGCAGACAGCAGTTCATATCGGACCACTAACTGTTGGTTGGCATTGGCGTTCACGAAAACCACAGTGATCTTGTAGTGTAGTGACCCTGAATCAGTATAATAATTTTATCAGTATTACTGGTCGCTGGTCGCTGGATTATTAAGCGAGGGAGTAACCAATGATCAAACCAGGTGACAGGTTCGGTAATTTTGTAGTAGTGAAGCGGACACGGGGCAGTACGACCTGGCTGTGCCGCTGTGACTGCGGCGTCGAGATCGAGAGGTCCACGTACAGCCTCCATCGGCCATTGTGTCCAATGTGTTCATCGTGTCGCAAGTCCAATCGTCGCTGGAAGGTACCAGGGGATTACTCTTATATTTAAGGAATAGCATGGCACGGCAAAAAATTTATCTGGGTGACAGCGTATATGCTGAGTACGATGGGTACAATGTGATTCTAACAACAGAAAACGGATTATACGATGATCCAAGTAATCGTATTGTTATGGAACCAAGAATAATATTAGTATTCACAGAATCTATTAAAAAGTTTTATGGGAGCGGAAACGATGACGAAACTGAAAATCACTAGTGACCATAAGTCGCATCCAGCCGACAAGTTCGGCGACCTGGAATCAAGCGATCTGTTTGTGTTTCGCTACAACATATTCGAGCTGTGTCTGCGACTGAAAGGAACTCAGTTCTGCAATCTGGAAAATGGGGAACTTTGTTCGTCTGCTGGTGACGTCCCTGTGTTTCGCTGCCATGGCAGGTTGGTGTGGGAACTTGAGTAGCGATATTACCAAAAATCTAACTAAGGGAAACTGAGTATTTAAGGAGGGGATGATGAAAAGGAGTGGAAAGAAAACGATGCGGAAACCCCTGGGTATAATCGGCACCCTTAAGAGTCGATGGAGTGAATAATGTTATGGCTACATGGAGTTTGGAAAGTTAGCAGTAGAGAAGGATTGTTTTTATTAATTATTTACGAGGAGGACGCTAAGTCAATACTGGAAGCACACATACTTAGTCCTGCAGGGATTACGGTTAAAAAATACCAGACCAAAGACATTATATCATTGACAGAATTGGCTTCAATCGCTGAGGTTGTAGTAGACCGTCTAATAGAGAAATTTCCAGGTAGTAAGAAACATTATTACTCGTATGATAACTATGAAAGGAACATAAGTCAATGTCTGCTTTACTCACTGATCCAGTAACAGTAGCACTAGCGTTGTCATTTTACCATGACAAACTTTCTCCTTTTGAGAGAGCAAACAATGTAATCGAACACTTTGAAGTGAACCAGATAGAGCGTACCATCGGCTCAGGGTCGCTGGCCGCTATTATAGCAAACCGGGGTGTCCAAGCCTTTAGGCTTATGCCTCGGGACATGTTGGTAGTATATATTAATCATGCTCTTGAATTCTATGGAAAATACAATGAATCTCAAATTTAGCTACCCACTGATCACAGCTGAACCAGAAGTCTTCGCCCGCATTAAAGAGTGTGAAAAACTTATTGAGGACAATCTTTTATTACGGGATAGTTGGGTAATGTGTTTCGAAACATTGACTAGACTGGGGCGTAACGAGAAGGGCACAGGAGTACTTATGTGGACAGATTTCGCCCCATTCTCGTTCATGTGGAAAGCTGCCGGGCTAACTGGTGGATTGATTTTTCATGGATCATTTGATGGGTATGGATCAGGGAGCGGGCCTACATACTCAGTTTGTATAGAGAAGACCACTGGATGGGCTTTGCATTCATAATCATACATAATCATACATAATCATTCATAGGAGGCAATATGCTAGTTTTGTCAAGGAAAAAAGACGAAAAGATTTACATTACTCTCCCTAGTGGTGAAGAAATTATTTTAACACTAGTAGATATTCGATTACATAGCTCTAGAATAGGAATTGATGCCCCACTAGACTGTAGAATACTAAGGGAGGAGCTAATAAAGCTGGAAGCTAATGAAATACTTAATTGAAAACAAAATTCTTTTTAAAATGTCTGATAGAAACTGGCAAGGATTCTGCAAAGCAAAGTCTCAAGGAGTTGATCCTTCGCCAGCGGAGTTTGGTGGGGTTTTACTAGAGTACAATGTACCGGACATTACAGATTGGGACATGGATGACTACGCTAAGGATGCTAAGGACGCTGCAGCGGAACCCAGAGTGGATGAGCCTAAGAGAAATCGAAGACTCAGCAAGCGGTCTTAAATTGACTACTGTATACTATGCTGCCCTGACTACTTGGTGGACATGCTTCCCCCAAGATCTCTACACAATGCCCGACAGTGGGCTACCGTGCGACCCACGGAGGTCGCCTCTCTTTCAAGCCGATCTAGATGCCTTTCTGGCAGTGGCGAAACGCAATGTGGAACATTATGGAGCCGGAGGTCTCAAAGCTCTAGAAGCAGCGTTCCATGGTAATATTATTCTAGCAGACAGTGGCTGGCCCACTAGCCTTGAAAAGTGGGATAGCGTTAACTCTTTTTTGGGTCTGTGAGGGTATAATGGTAGCAAACAATGGGATTTCGGTGAGGCAATTGGGTAACAGGACGATACCGGAACCAACAATACGGTTAGAATGGGGCGAGGACCTTAGTGCTGAAAACCGAGAAAGATTAAAAGAAGGAGAAACAGCGTTGTTGTATGATGCGGAGGGGAAAACCGTACCGCTTCATTCTTCTTAGCAGCGATGGGGTTTTAAGAGAAAAGAAGTACTCACCGGACGGGATTAATGTTAGAGGGAAATTGTTCGACTTAATTATGGAAAGGATTAATGATGAAAAGGCTTATTGAGGACGACAGTGCTAGCGGGTTTGATACTATGCTAGGGGAAAAGATTTGCTTGTTCTGCGGTGTGTATTTTTATACCGGCGAGCTGGTAGGCGTTAATAGCGACCACCTGGAACTCAAATCACCCAAACTGATCTATGAGACCGGCGAGCTTAGCACAGGTGGATGGAAGAATGCTCAAGATCTTCCATCGCCGTGGAGAGTTATGCTTCAGGGAATAGAGTCTTGGGGCCCAGCTAAGTGCTAATAGTATTATATATTGTAAAGAAACGCGACGCTGGCTGGCCTAACGGCCAGCGTCACTGACCCAGTGACCATGAATCAGGATAATAATTATTATCCTGATTCATGGTCACTGGTCACTGGATTATAAAAGGAGTAATAATGTTACCACTTAATAGGAAGTCTGGGTCTCGGTCTAGGTCTGGGTCTGGGTCTGGGTCTTGGTCTCGGTCTAGGTCTGGGTCTGGGTCTGGGTCTGGGTCTGGGTCTTGGTCTTGGTCTTGGTCTCGGTTTCGGTCTTGGTCTTGGTCTGGGTCTGGGTCTTGGTCTCGGTCTTGGTCTCGGTGACATAAAATGCTAATTAATAAGAAATGTAAATATCGATTGGAATCTAAGTCTGGGTCTCAATCTGTGTCTTGGTCTGGGTCTGGGTCATGGTCTCTGCCTAAATCTAAGTCTAAGTTTGGGTATTGGTTCCCGATTAAGGAGTAATAATGTTACCACTTAATAGGAAGTCTCGGTCTGGGTCTGTGTATTGGTTCCATGATATATAAGCCAGCGAAGGAGTAATAATGTTACCACTTAATAGGAAATTTAGGTCTCGGTCTCGGTCTCTGCCTCGGTCTCTGCCTCGGTCTCGGTCTCGGTCTCGATCTCGGTATCGGTCTTGGTCTGGGTCTTGGTCTTTGTCTTGGTCTTGGTCTGGGTATTGGTCTGGGTTTCGGTCTTTGTATTGGTCTCGGTCTCGGTCCGAGGAGAGATAATGATTAATATAAAACGCCGAGCTATTGGTAAATCGAGGGCTATGCATTGTCCATGGTCGTGGTCTGGGAAGCTGTCTCACGCTTGGTCGTATATTGGAAACTTTATGGGGTCTGTGTCTGGCTCACAATCTAGATATGGATCAGGGTCTGGAGTATGGTCACGGTATTGGTCTAAATAAAATGATGCTAATTACTAAGAAACGTAAATATAGGTCGTGGTCATGGTGTTGGTCATGGTGTTGGTCTAGAGTTGGAACAGGGTCTTGGTCTTTGTCTTACTCTGGGTCTCGGTCTCGGTCTAAATCATCCAGTGACCCTGAATAAAGATAATAAATATTATACTGATTACTGGTCGCTGGTCGCTGGATTACTTTTACTTTTACTTTTACTGGAGGGGAAAATGAGAATTCCGACTTATTTATCACCAACGTCGCTAGGTATCTGGAAAGCTGACCGCGAGCAATACTACTTGCAATATCTTTCCGAGAATCGGCCACCGCGACCACCGCAAACCGAACCAATGTCTGTAGGTTCAGCTTTTGATGCTCACGTTAAGAGCTATCTATACGGCAAAGATGGGCCATTGTGTGATGTTTTTGATTTTACAACATTGTTTGAAGCACAGGTCGATCCAGCGAACCGCGACTTTGCACTGGTCGCTGGCAAGGAATGTATGGATGTGTATAGAAGTAGTGGAGCACTATCAGCTCTTGAAAAACTGATAGGTGGGGCGGCCCCTAGGTTTGAATTTACAGTGGAAGGGACAGTTAACGGCGTTCCGCTACTTGGAAAACCAGATATTTATTTTACTAATGATGATGGTATTAACATTTTACTCGATTGGAAAGTGAACGGGTATTGCGGCGGAGGTAGGAGTCCTACTTCGGGGTACACTGAGCTATATTATGCTGATGGTACACGAGGAGGGTCACACAAAAAAGCCCAGCTGTTCAAGCTCGGCACCGCCGGCCACGGAGGGGCCAGCCTTACAGTGAACGGTGCCTCCACGCTAGATATGGTTGACAAAAGCTGGGCTACCCAATTGGCTACATACGGCTGGCTTTGCGGCGAGCCTGTTGGTAGCGACTTTGTCGTCGCTCTCGATCAAATCTACCGAACGAGGGGAGGAGGGAACAGGCTCGCGGTTGCCACCCACCGCTGTTATATAGGGTGTGACTTTCAAAAAACAGTTATAAGCGAGTACTCCACTTTGTGGGAAATTATTAATAGCGGCTATATTTTCCGTGATATGACCAAAGAAGAAAGCTGGTCACGGCAAACTATGCTCGATCAAGTCGGAGACGCCTATGATGGGGATGATGAGCTTACAGATTTTCTTCGCGAAATGAGGTAATCCAGCGACCCTGAATCAGGATAATATTATTATCAGTATTATGGGATTATGGTCGCTGTAACGCGGCCATTGGATAACCCAGTGATGTAGTGACCAGTAATCAAGATAATAATTATTATCCTCATTACTGGTCACTGGAGATGATATGTTAATTATGAAACTACGCTGGGAAATCGGGAAGACTCTTGCGAACTGCGGAGAATTAACATTCCGACACGGTGAGGAATCTGAGCGGTTCCGTACCACTGTGCGATCAGGGATTATGCCTCCTGGTTTCGAGGGTATCCTCGAATCTGGATGGGAATCTCGTCCATGATAAAATTATCATGGTCCATGGTGATACCCTCAACCATGATAATTTTATCATGGACGAGGGTCGCTACATCGCTGGATTCCGGTCCATGATAAATTTATCATGGTCCATGGTGATACCCTGGTCATGATAAATTTATCATGGATTCTAGGTCACTACATCGCTACATCGCTACATCGCTACATCGCTACATCGCTGGATTACCAATGCCTGTTATGATAAATTTATCATAACGGCACTTTGAGATAAAAATATTGCATTCTTTGGGAGGGAGGGGACATGATAGGCGACAAGCTTAATGAGATTCTGACTTTTCTACCGGGGTGTTCTCGCGGAATAGTAGCCGACCGAATGGGAAACTACTTTTTTATGTATCCCGTTGGGCCTGTGACTAGAATAGGGGTTACTACTGGTCGGAGAGTACTAAAATCGGTCACAGTTGACGATCAAACAGAGAGACTAGCTTCCCGCTTTCGGGAGTTTGCAGCAGACAGGGGAGCTACCATTGTATTTGATCGCTTTATACCTCCGGCTGTATCTGGGCCGTTGAAGACGGGGCGGACCACGTTTGTATGGAAACGAACGGGAGGTAACGTTCCTGAACTTATGGGTAGTATTATTACATTGTAGCTGCACAATATCGCTACATCGCTGGATTCAATCCAGCGACCAGTGAGCTAGTTTCGTCTTTCTTTCGCTGCACGATATTTTTAAAAATTTTTAAGCACTTTTTTAGCTAGTTTCGTCTTTTTAGATTACTGGTCGCTAGATTTCTAGATTTCTAGGTCGCTGGTCGCTAGATTTCTAGGTCGCTAGATTTCTAGGTCGCTGGATTTCTAGGTCGCTAGGTCGCTAGGTCGCTAGATTTCTAGATTTCTAGGTCGCTAGATTTCTAGATTTCTAGGTCGCTAGGTCGCTAGGTCGCTAGGTCGCTAGGTCGCTAGGTCGCTAGGTCGCTAGGTCGCTAGGTCGCTAGGTCGCTAGGTCGCTAGGTCGCTGGATTCTTGGAGACTGGAATGAGGGAGGCAATCTTTTATTGTATTGGCTCGGGACGGGCGATCTGGCTTCAGGAGGCAGGGGCAGGGGCAGGGGCAGGGGCGGAGGTTCGTATGACAGTTGGTCACATTCCTGAGAAAATAGGGACCTATGAAACCTTAAATTCGTCCCTAGTGAAGGAATATTTATTAGATTACGGTAGGGAAGGGGTCCTTGGAGCGGATTTTGAGATAGCTTGCTCTTCTTATGGTCGCAAGATGCGGACGCTTTAACGTCGCTCTAAATTCTGCACACTTTACTAAATAAATATTTTTCAATGAGATTGGCACACCAACTTTTTGGGCCTGAAAATGTCAAGTAAAAAATTGGACACCACCCAGAGGAGGGAGGATTTGAAACAGGGGTCATAGCGGCCCTGAAACAGGGTCAGGCTGTAACAAAGAGTTGTGTCCTCCTTCATGCCCCGCGTCCCGTAGAACGCTGGCCAGGGGCCTGTTTCAACCCGCCACAGAATCAGGGTCCAGCGACGAGAAATCGAGGTACGAGACATCTGTACACCGCGTTGACTGGTTTCCAACTATGTACCCATATCCTTTACCCCTTTAAGAGAGAGAGAGAGAGAGAGAGAGAAGTATTAGAGAGATAAGAGATCAGGTAAAAAGTTGGAAACTGGTAGGCGGCCTTGTAACGCGGCCTTTGCCCTAGGTGACTCCTGAGTCGTCTCGACCCATTTGCGTGTGATCTGGAGCGAGCTAGGGGCCTTCCTGAGGATGTTAGAGGGGCCACCTGACCGCCAAAAGGCTCTAGCCTTCGGCTGGGCGTCTGAGATAGCTGCTAGTATAGTAGAGAAGCCCCAAACCGGCGGCCGAATCCAACCCGCCACAGAATCAGCCCCTCAGAAGGTGCTTTCAGGGCGGGTAGAATCCAACCCCCTCTAAAGAGACTCAACCCCTCGAAAAACAGACCTTCTGGAATCCCCCAGAAGCATGCCAAGAAAACATTTATTTATTTTTTATTTACGTTGTGTACAAAACTGTGCAGAGAATTGACTATTTTTTATTTAGTGAACCGTGCAGAATGTATTGGCTCTCAGTCAAGAGGTAACATGGCTCATTGTAATCAATGTAATCGGGATTTTTGGGGCTTTTTGAGACAATATACCATGTAAAAGTAAAATTCTCGAATGGACGAAAATCTTGCCTCAGTGTGCCATGGTAATATAGTCGCCCCGAAGGGGCGACTGTATAGCTACGTTGATTCTTGTACCATTGTATTACTTCCATTGTCCTATTGTCCTTTTCTCCAGGGGCCGATTTTCTCTAAAATTTCCTTATCTAATGCCTCGCTGCCAGTACTCTTTGAATTAAAATGCTTGAGACGTTGCCAAGTTTCATATAAATATTTAAAACGCTCGACTTCGCGTTTTTCTTTGCGACCTTGATCTGTTTTTGACCATTGTCTTTCATTGTAATCCATAATAATTTTAACCTTTCTGTTGCGGGCGGCGAAGCCGCCCTCTGCTAACCTATTTTCAGACAGTTTCACAGACTATTGAGAAAAAATCCAGCGACCTGCATTTTTACATTACTGGATTCTTGGCCTCTGGCCTATATTTCATGATTCAGGCTCATAGGCTCATAGGCTCATAGGCTCATAGGCTCATAGGCTCATAGGCTCATAGGCTCATAGGCTCATAGGCTCATAGGCTCATAGGCTCATAGGTCGCTGGATTCGTCTACGTCTGGGAATCCTTCCCAAATAGCTTCCAGCATTGTTTCGCTGTAGGCTACGAAGCAATCGTAGCAGAGATGAGCATTCCCAGCATTAGGGAGCGGAATTTTCTTCACCTTTCCGCTATTGGAGCGACAGCAGTCTCCGTCACAGCCAGGAATATTGAAAAAGAAGCTCATTTTGAGTCCTCCCTCTTCCGGGCTGGCGTCGATGACATTGTAGAGAACCTCAGTATCACCTTGGTCGAGGTCCAGGTCCATTAGTATGTCTTTTATGACATCTTCATGAGCCACGATAGTTAGACGCTTGATGCACATTGTTTCTCCTTTCGTAAATAACACTGAAACCAAGGTCGCTGGATTTGGTCTATCCTCAACAACCCAGCGACCTTGCTTCTAATCTCCAGGCATTTCTGGGGTACAATTTTGGGGATGTCGTGGCATACTATTCAAGTCGGTTGATCCATCATACTTGGTGACCCATATAGTACGCCTTGTTTGTTAGCCGGTATCAGCTGGTAGTCCTCTTCATGGTCACCACCACCCCACGGGACGAATACGATGGCTTCAATTACTTCGCCATCGTGTAGAAAATCTTGTAGTTCATTTGCAGCACTCATTGTGTCCCCTCTTTCTAAGGTGCTGGGCTGTTGGTCTATCCTTGCCAACGATTGGAACATTTGCGGAGAATGACAACATTGAAACGTGCCATTCCGACTACGTCGTCGGAGCGGGCTTCTTCTTTTCCCGAGAATTGGCCAACTCTTCGAGCTTGGCCGTTGCCTTCTTCCCCACTTCGGGGTCGCAATGCGACCCCAAAAGCTTCTCAATCTCGTCAGTCGGCTTGTTCAGAAGTGCATCGACCACTTCCGTAAGCGTCTTGACCTTGAATCCGCCGGCGTCCATGAAAGCGGTGAGCGTTTCCATAATACGCTCAAGCCGGTAGATTTCGGCGTCCACTTCCAGCACGTTAGTGCTGGTGTCGCCAGTGACCATTCCCAGCGTGGCCTTCAGTGCCTTGCTGGCAAAGCTGCTGGCTCGTGCTTCGACTTCCCGCCTAGGCATCATTCTTTGCGGGGTGGCATCGCCACCGCCCTTATTGAAGAATGAATTGTGCAGCTCATGCAGCACGCCGCGAATCTGCGGTCCGCCGCCCCTGATGACCAACTCGTTATTGTCGTTGAGCTTCAGCTCATTGACCGATTCGAATTGGGCACTGTCTTGGTCAACCTTCGCCGCTCCACTCAAACGCTGGAGAGCGGTGGTATTGGCCTTGAACATCATTTGCTCGCTCTCTTCGAGCAAGCCGTCCGTGAACTTGAAATAATAGATCACTTGTTCCGCAATAGCCTTGCCAAGCTTGGCCGAGCGGATGATCTGGTTGTTCACGACATTCTGGAGCTTGTCGCGGACCCAAGCTTTTCGCTGGGCAGGGTCTGTCATTGCGTCGTACTCTTGCAAGTCCGCCGCACTGACTCCCTTAAGGTCCCGAGCGATCTGCTTCGCCATTCTGGTCATGATTTCGGTCGCGGAGTGACCGGCATAGTACAGCCGGAAGATACTCCAAACGATCTCACTCTTGGCGAGTGGTTTCGTTGACCCATGATCCATTACCATGTTCTCAGCATCATCACGACTGATGCCCGAGAACACCAAGGCGGGAATCTTCTGCACATTGTTGACCAATGTTGCAGAAAATTGATCTGGGTGGGAATCGATCCACTTGCAGGCACCGATCCTTCTGTAGCCTTGGATGGCTACGAATCGGCCCACGATCCCGAGCTTCTTGCGGTCGGTTTCGCTGGGTTCCCACAACCAAACGCTGGTTAAGATTTTCCCACCCATCGCTTGGATCCAATCCACCATCGAAGGAATATCAAGGTTATTTGCAAACCTGACATTGATGCTGTACTCACTAATTTCAGTGAGCTTGACATCCTTCTCCTTGCCTTCGGTGGCGGACAGAAACTGAAACGCTTTTTCTTGCGGTTCTGACATTTTCTGTCCTTATGGTAAAAATATCATTCCCACAAATGTCCAATCGCTGGCATGTGGTCTATTCTGTCAGCAACCCTCAAACATTGTTAAATAATCCCGAGCACAGTTAGTGGTGACGGATAGCCGTGGCAGCATTTGCCATCTGGCTCCACTTCGCAGCCATCCGGGCATGCCGTTGGCACGATACTGTCACTCACCATTTCCTCCAATTCCTCTTCAGAAAGACTTCGTGCATGGTCCCGAATTCTCTTTCGCATTTCATCAGCAGCCAGCTTTTCAGCTGGGGCAACCTTGACAAACTTTGTTGCGGGCTCGCGACCATTGGTCTTGAAACATTTGACGCACATATGTGCCCATGGCCCTTGCCGCGTTGGAGCGTCGATGATTTCTGTATCACAGACGCATCCGCAAATGTCGCATTTACTTTCAGGCATTGACTTGGTTTTCTTCGTGTTCATAGTTCCCTCTCATTATGCGAGGGTTGCTGACATGTTGGTCCATCCTGACAAGCCAGTGGCCTAGTGAAATTGTTAGCGAAGCTTAGATATTAGATCGTCGCGGTTCTGTTCAAGCACATTGACCTCATCCCTCATATAGTCAATGTACACCCGTAGGGCTGAGATCATTGTACAATCATCCTTACCGTCGCCCTCAGTGTAGAGAGTCTGGAGTTTGCGGTGGCAAGTATCCATTTCTTCCGTAAAATGAAGTAGCTTGCTGAAAAGCTGACTAAGATGGTCGAGATACGACCTTAGGTCTTGACCCATGGTGTCCCCACTTTCTAGCCACTGGCCTGTTGGTCTATCCTGACATTGCCACCACCATTGTTAGGTACATTTGATTTTGATGTATTCAAACTGCCGGCCTGAATCATCCACAAATACGATGACCGCTTTCTCTGGGTGCATTCGTGCCTTGACACCCTCATGGTCGTCAATTCTTTTCAGAATTTCATACCATTTGTATGCGTAGCCGGCGAACCACCACATATCTTTAACTACCGACAACATACAAACAGCTTCAAGGAGCTTGCCTTCGTTGACGAAAGTAAGAATGTGGTCTTTCTGCCGGACTAGGGCATTGTCCAGTAGACTCTCTGATAACGAATCTGTCATTGCACAATCCTTCCTAGTGGTGGCAATGTTGGTCTATCCTATGCGAGAATGATAAATTTATCATTCCCGCATGTTGCCGACATTGCCCGAAAAATGGTTAAAAACTGTAACGCGGACGCTGAATCTTCAACACGTACCGTCGCGTATCCGTACACCAAACGTAGCTGTCGAATCCTTGACTTGCCATTTCGCGTGCTAGCGAGATAGCGTGTTTCTTTTCTCTTAAGACTACCCTGCCCCTGTCGAAGGGACGGTTACCCTTTTGTTGCACAATAAAAGACATGGTTGTCTCCTTTTGGGCAATGTCGGCCGTTGGTCTATTCTTCCGATACTACCCTGATAGTTACACCCAAGTAGGTGTTGCGGAATAACGATTGTACAGTTTTAATACAATGGAATTGTTCGCACAATCCCACACGTAACACTCAAAACCATGTTTTTCTACTATTTCCCGAGCAAACGTGAAAGCTTTTCCTTCTGAATCGAATTTTCTATACCCAATGTCGTTGGGTTTGCTTCCCTTCGCTTGAACGATGAACATATTACCCTCTTTTCTAAGGGTAGTATCGTAAGGATAGACCAACATGCCTTATTCGCAGTATCCCATGTAGCCGTTCTTTGCTCCGCATTTTCATGCCAAGTATTCATAATCCGCACTACAATTTTAACTATCATCCTGATAGGGGTGTCTGCTTTTTATAGTGGTATAACGTATACGTATGGTACGTTATCCTTGCAACTATCCCCAATACTGGCATCGCCTGCGGAAATGACGCAAACTACTTAATGTAGCTTGTAACAGACTCGGTCAGTACTGGCAAGCCGCCCTGCAATAATCCCCTATACGAGTAGCTACGGAAATGGTACAATCCGATAATCATTACCATAATTTATCGGCAAGAGGGACGGAAACCATGAATGCCACGACATTATCGGGCTATTGCAATGGTAGGTCGTATCCCGTAGGACACACCGTTTGATCCATCCCTCTCGCCGCCGTTCGATCCATGAACTATGTTCATTATAATGCCAAACAAGCAACTGTCAAGCTACATATACAAAAGTCACATCGTAAGTTGCTACTATGAAACGAGTTACGTCAATATCGTCCACCATACTATAGAGGGGGTTAACCATATTTGTATCTCGACAATCTCAGTTTGACGTAAGTTGTTACTATGAAACGATTTACAATCTGGACCGATACTGTTTGGATTGTAAATCGTTTCATAGTAAGGATTTACATCCACAACAAAATTGCATAGATTTCTTAGGGTGTTGACGTAAGTTATTACTGTGAAAGCAGTTAATACAATTAACTCCTGAGAGGGGGTACGGACCACCTAGTCGTTGCGGCCCAAAAATAATATGCAATTTTTGGGCCAAAAAGCCAAAAAAGTTTAAATCGCCTACTTTACCTATTTTACCTAGACCCCCTATTTTACCTATTTTTTTCACAGATTACCTACTTTAACAGGGCTCGTGCCCCGTGCCCCGTGCCCCGTGCCCCGTGCCCGTGCCCCGTGCCCCGTGCCCCGTGCCCCGTGCCCCGTGCCCCGTGCCCGTGCCCCGTGCCCGTGCCCCGTGCCCGTGCCCGTGCCCCGTGCCCCGTGCCCCATGCCCCATGCCCCGTGCCCCATGCCCCGTGCCCCGTGCCCCGTGCCCGAGTAAAATTATCATAAATACCTAAAATACGCATATTACCTATCCTACCTATCTTACCTAATCTACCATATTACGATACCTTATACTATAGTGTACTGTACAGTGTACAGTACAGTAGGGGAGGGGTCAAATCAGGACGAGAAGGTCCGATTGTAGTGTGGATGGCCGGGTGCCCCTCCACTATACGACAATTTTAACTTTTTCCGGGACACTTAATCCAGCGACCTCTGTTTCAATATTTTAAAAATCCAGCGACCTCTGTTTCAATATTTTAAAAATCCAGCGACCTCTGTTTCAATATTTTAAAAATCCAGTCCAGTAGTCCAGTAGCGACCTCTGTTTCAATATTTTAAAAATCCAGTCCAGTAGCGACCTCTGTTTCAATATTTTAAAAATCCAGTCCAGTAGTCCAGTAGTCCAGTAGCGACCTCGGTCTCAATATTTTCATTTTAAAAATTCTGCACAGTTTTTTAAATAATTTCCGTACTCCCTCCGCAGGAGGGAGTACGGAACTATACTGTTAGCCACCCAAAGGTCGCCGGATTACAGGCAGTTAAAAGATGCCAAAAATCTTTGACAAAAGTGTGCAGCCATGTTAAAATTATTATGGCCACGCCCGCCGAGGCTGAAGGTCCCTTTGAAGGCGGTTACTATTTTATTGTTTCTGTCGGCCCCTTCGGGGCCGACAGTCGCAGAAATCTGTCGCGTAGAATGCCCTAACGGCAATGGTATAAAAAGTATAGGGCATGGAGTTCTGGTAGGCATTGACGCCGAAGGCTTTGCAACAATACTGACTGCTAAGCACGTAATTCGCGGTAGCATTGATAAGCCTACTGTTATTTTTAGGGGCAGCGGTGCCGCCGAAGGCGGCACCGCCGTCGTATTAAAAATAACCGAGTGGGCTGAATCTGCTAGTTATGACTTGGCTGGCTTACGTGTAAAGCTAACACCTTATCAAGCCGCTGCTTTGAAACCTACTCCGATAGCCCAGAGCCGTCCGGCCCCTAATTCGATTATAGGTAGTGTTAGGACTCGTGGTCCGGTACGTTACGGTCCCTTAAATGAGCAGGGACACCCCTTACTGGAATATGGTGGCCATAGTGTTCAAGGTGACTCAGGTGGCCCTATTCGTGATGCACTTGGTCGCTTGGTTTCTATAGTCTGTACGACTGACGGACATAACACTCACGGCCCACCACCAGAAATCATAGCTCGATTCTTACGTCAGTTTTCCCCCTCGTGACCGTCGGTAGCCACATGCCCGCCGGTGGCGGGTAACCAGCAGCCTGGTAATCCTGATATAGGGGCGACCTATGAGCCACCTAATCCAGCGACCTATGAGCCTGAGGAAGGTTTCGTTATGCCTAGGGTGCCAGCGGCCCCTGAGCCAGCGGCCCCTGAGCCAGCGGCCCCTGAGCCAGCGGCCCCTGAGCCTAGGCCACTGGATTGTGATTGCGAAAAGTCTCTCGACAAGCTAAGAAAAGACTTAGCTACGGTCGCTAACGCTGCGACAGAGTCTCTTTCGTATAAGGACCGTATTGACGCTTTAGATTCTAGATTATCGGTGCTTGAGAATGCCACTTTTACAGTTGAAGTAGTTTCACCTGGTGGCGACTTATTAACAGGAGAGGTCAGGATAAAAGACGGTCTTTTACATCTTGATCTTTCCAAAATAGGAAGGTAACTTATGCCCATCCCAGCGTTTGAGTCAGTACCGGACGCACAAGGCAACCTCAATTTCAAGATGTACAGTGATGCAGCTTGTGCGGTTCCCTTGCTCCAGTCCCAGAATGCCGCTGCTCACGCGAATCGCGTGAACGTGATGGCGGAAGGTTTGTTGGCCGCTTGGGGTAACCGACTGGTGACCCCCGATGTTGTTGAAGCAGTTAGTGCCCAGAAACTGCTTACTGGCCGTGATTCTATGGGTATCGCTGAGGCTATCTCGTTGGCTCAGATTCTGACCAAGGGTGCCCAGACTACGCCTCCACCCACCGCCTAGTCGGCCATAGCCGACTAACCTCCAAAGGAGAAAGAAATGCCTATCCCAGCTTTCGATTCGATCCCGGACGTTCAGGGTAACCTGAATTTCAAGATGTACACCGACGCTGCGGCAGCGGTCCCTCTCTTGATGAGCCAGAATGCTGCGTCCCATTCCAATCGTACCAGTGTCCTCGCTGAAAGCCTTACGGCTGCTTGGGGTAATCGCCTCAATAAGGTTGACATTGTTGAAGCCGTCAGTGCTCAGAAAATGTTGACTGGTCGTGAGTCTCATGGCATCGCGGAAGCTGTTGCCTTGGCTCAGATTCTGACGAAGGGTGCTCAGACTACTCCGCCTGTTACCACTGGTATCTAGTACGCGATTATTATGACTACTATAGAAGTTAATGGTACATTTATTTTTACCAACGGCAAGGTGACTTTCGTTTTTGACGAAAAGTCAGTAGTTTTTAATGAAATCAGTAATATTGACGAGCTTAAGGCGGTGCTGATTGGTATCGCTTCACACGGTACTCAGGCTTCTCTACAAAGTATTCTAGGAGCGGCGGCCCCTGGGCCAGTGGCCCAGGGGCCACTGGCCCCTGAGACAGTGGCCAGTGATCCATTGGAGGCTGCTCGACAAAGAATAGAGCAGGTATTGGGTGATTCGGAGCGTGCCTTTCGGGACCATACTCTTAAAACCCAAGAAGCCCTCAGAAAGGCCGAAGAAACTTATGCGGCTGCCACTTCCACTGACCTCGGAAAGTTCACCTAATGCCAGCGGCCCCGCCGCTGGATTGAAGGAGACTCTGGTAGAGGTTATTGATCTACAAGAGAGGGCCGATGCTAGGGTGGAAAAGTGGCTTGATAAGACCGTTAATATACTAAAACAGTTAGGAGAATCCGGTGCCTGAGTTAGAAATAAGTGTTGACGCCGATCTGGAAATTGCACAGCGTAGCGGCTTGATGGACTACAAAGACGCTATTCTAATTCAGATTTTGCGTGAGGTTCAGACTGTTGTACGTAGCACTGCTGCCCGTGCAGCGGACACCAGTGCTAAAAAAAACATCAAACTCGTATCAAAGTAATCCAGCGACCTTGGTACATTAGTGTAGCTAAAATAATTATACCATTGCTGGTAACTATAATTATTGCGGCTACTAGTGCTGGTGTTACATTGTTTTTAGTAGATTCACAACCCGAGACCCAATCTACAGGGGGACCAGTAATACTGGAAACTAAGTAGCCTTGGGTGGGCGGGCTGGGGTCAGTCGCTATAGCGGCTGGCCTCATGCCTGTTACATATTTGTCCCCCTCCAGCGACCCTGGTCCATTCTCCCAGTTCCCAGGGTCGCTGGGTTTTTAGATAGTATTATGATCGAACACAAGCTAACTAGGTGGGATCCAAAAATCCATCATCCTAGCGAAAAATGTACTACTACTCACCACAATATACAGTGTCCTTATCGCAAGGTCCCTGGCACCAATGGTTGTCAGCGACATAGTTCTATTCATAATCAGATTTCAGCAGAGAAAGAAGCTCTTAAAAATTATCGTTTGTCAAAGTGGAAGAGTAGGATTGGGGAATTAGCAAACTCGCCTGGAGTAAAGAGCTTACGTGAAGAGATCGGCATTCTTCGAATGATTTTGGAAGAAATGCTGGAGGGATGCGGGGACCGTGTCGAGCTACTACTGTTTTCGAATCGCATTGGCGATTTGGTAATGAAAATTGAAAAGCTGGTAGTTAGTTGTGATAAATTAGAAAACAAAATGGGTATGCTATTGGATAAGCAAAGTGTATTATACTTGGCTATGCAATATGTTGAAATTATTAATGAGCACGTTACCGACAACATTACTCTAGAAGCCATTAACGAAGACATAATTAAGGTGACAGGTTTCATAGGGAAAAATGGATGATACAATCATAATCTTTGCCGCTTTAGCATTTCTCAGTTTCTTGTCGGGTATAGCAGTCTACTTACAATCTCTCAATGGAAAGCAATTTAATAAGACACAAGCTATAGGGTTCATTCTACATATGACAATATTGGGTCTAGGTTGTGGTCTAGCTACTAAGAAATTTTATGAAGGGGATTCATATAGTCTAATTGGCTTAATAGTACTATTATTGTTGTTAGGAAAACCAGAAACTATTATACATTTTTTCTTGAAAAGGATTGGTGTAGATCTTGGCAACAACAAACATGAAAAAATCGACTAGCATAGTTGGTTATGGGGTATTTATTTTAACTGCGGTGGCCAGTATGTACTGGGCCTATGAGGCTAATGTACGCAATATATCATTAATTTCTGAAATTGAATCATGGCGACGAGTAATTAAAAACTTTCCTAGTGGTATAGTTATAGTTGATGCGAATACCGGCGATATTATTGACACTAATGATGGTGCATTAGAAATCTTTGATAGAACTTTGATTGATATGCTTCGCTCAGATGTGCCTAGCTTAATGGTAGATGGCACTAGAGACAAACATATAGGATACTTTGGTGATAAAAGAATCTTTGATCGTTGGAGGTTCAACATACTTGTTTTTGATTGCCTCATAAATGAAAAAACATATACTATCAGATTACAGTCTCTTTATATTGATCATCACCCACATTTTTTAGTTTTTATTAACGAAACTAATTCGATCGTGTCACCTAGAGATGATAGACTACGAACATGACTTAGTGAAGCTCTTTAATGAGCGTATAATTACAGGTCTTAAGAGACGAACTATAGTCACACCTAGCCAATGGGCCGAGAATTATAGGGTAATGTCCCCTCCTTTCCCAGGACCTTGGTCATTTAAGCATCATCCCTGGTTACGAGGAATGCATGATAGTGAAGCCGAAAACAATGTAGGTCAAAAATCGGCTCAAATGGGTTTTACTGAGACAGTACTCAATATTGTATTTTTTAATATTGATGTAAATAATGTCGATTGTCTCTACATATTGCCAGCAAAAACACCTGATGCGAGCGATTTTAGTGCTGCACGGTTTGACCCAGCTATTGACCTATCTCCACATTTGAAAAAGCTATTCAGTGACGTAAAAAACGTAGGTCATAAGAGAGCTGGCAACACAAATCTTTATATTCGAGGATCAAAAAGTCGTTCTGGTCTAAAATCAGTACCCGTTGGGGTATTAATTTTTGACGAGAAAGACGAGATGGACCAAGACAATATTCCTCTGGCCCGCGAACGTCAATCAGGACACGATAGGAAAATAACTTGGGAGATTTCGACACCAACGATTGATGGTTGGGGAATAAATATGACATTTAATCAATCAACTCAGGAACATTTTTTCTTTAGATGTCCTGGGTGTAATAAAATGGTAGATTTAACATTTCCTGATTCTTTTGAAATTGTCGGCGAAGATATAACTGACATACGAATCAAAGAATCATATGTAAAATGTAAATTATGTCATAAAAAGTTGGAGCATAGAGAAAAAACCAGCTTTATGATTAATGGAGAATGGGTTCCTGCTCAGAGAAACAGGGACGTGCGTGGTTTTTATGTTAACCAGATGTATTCGCCTACCATCACACCAGCTAATTTTATAGAGTCCTACTTCAAAGCTCGAACTAACCCCGCTGATGAGCAAGAGTTCTATAATTCAAAGTTAGGTTTGCCTCACGTTGTTGAAGGAGCACGAGTAACTGATAAAGACTTAGCCCAATGTTACGGTAGCTATGGGAAATTTGCAGAGAATGATAGTGGCCTAGTAACAATGGGAGTTGATGTTGGTACTTGGCTTCACTATGAGATTGATAAATGGCACGTTAACCCGAATTGTATTGACATTAATTCTGAAAGTACATGTCAGCTAATATCGGAAGGACACGTAGCTACTTTTGAAGAACTTGAAGACTTAATGTACCGCTATCAGGTTCAAGGAGTAGTTATTGATATGCAACCTGAACGCCGCAAAGCTTTTGATTTTTGTCAAAAGTTCTGGGGCCGAGCAAAAATGTGCTTTTACGGACGTGGTATCCAAGGTAAGCAAATTCACGTCCATAGCGAAGAAGAGTTAATGATTACAGTTGATAGGACAAGCTGGCTCGACATGTCTTTGGGTCGTTTCAGAAACAAAATGATTAAGTTGCCTACCGACCTTAGTCAAGAATACAAAGAGCACATAAAATCTATTGTCCGTATTTACGAAAAGGATACAGATGGTAACCCAGTAGGAAAATACGTCAAAGCTGGTTCTGCCCATGATCACTTGGCCCATGCACGTAATTACTCTGAAATAGCATTGCCTTTGACTGTTACTATTGGAAGGTCTCAGACGATTGAGAGTGTCGTATAATGCCAGTAGCCGAAATCCAAGAACTAATTACGCTTGCAGAACAGGACTTAAGTCATCTGTCCGATTCTGACGTTACAAAGCTACGGCATCCTGAGTACGATAACAATATTAGTAACTGGTTCAAGTGGCGATTAACTTACGAGTCTGGTGAAGAGTTTCTTAGCCAATATTTGATAAAATTTAGTAAAAGAGAGTCTGATTCAGATTTTACAGCACGAAAAAATGTGTCTTATGTACCAGCGTTCGGCAAAGCTGGTGTCAACGACATTAAGAACTCAATTTTTCAGCGTATTTCTGATGTAACTAGAGAAGGTGGACCTAGTTCTTACTTGCAAGCAATTAATGGTCTTGATGGAGGCGTTGACCTATCAGGTAGCACTATGAATAGCTACGTTGGTAGGATTATATTGCCTGAATTGCTTAGTATGAAAAAAGTAGGCATATTCGTGGATATGCCACCGCTCGGTGGTCCCACAATTCTTGACAAAGGGTCAAACAGGCCGTACATTTATGCCTACTTAGCTGAAGACATTCTTAACTGGACAATTAAGAACTCTGAAGTCACTAGCCTACTATTGAGGGATCATATTTTTCAGGAGTCTTTCGGTCTACCAGTAAAAGTTGTTGAACGCTATAGGTTAATGTGGCGTCGTGACAATGTAGTCTTTGGGCAATTCTTTGATGGTGATGGTAAAAGGATTGGTGGGTTAGAAATCCTTAATCTGCCGTCTATTCCGTTTGTGTTGTTTGAGTTGTCGGAGAGTTTGCTCAAAGATGTAGCAAACTATCAGATAGCTTTGCTTAATTTGGCATCTAGTGATATTTCATATTCACTTAAAAGTAATTTTCCCTTTTATGTGGAGCAGTACGATCCTAGAGTCGATAATGTTTGGGCGAGAGCACCTAGACCAAGCGACACAACACAATCCGACGGTGTAACCATCGTTAAGCCAGCTACAGCAACCGAAGCTGCTGTAGGGGAAAATAAAGAAATTGCTGTAGGTGTTGCTTCTGGTAGGCGAGTACCAAAAGGTCTGGATTATCCCGAATTCAGGCACCCATCAAGCGAACCTCTCAGAGCTTCGATGGATCTACAAGATAGTCTAAAGAAAGATATTAGACTACTAATTAACCTAGCCGTAACTAATCTGACACCTAAAATGGCGTCAGCTGAGAGCAAAGGCTTTGATGAACGCTCCCTTGAAGCAGGGTTGAGCTACATTGGCCTAGAGTTAGAGCACGGTGAACGAAACATTGCAAAATTCTGGACGTGGTACGAGAATCGTAACGGTACTGTATCGACGGTTCGATACCCTGAGAAATATCAGATTAGAATCGAGCACGACAAGCGTGAAGAAGTCAAAGAACTTTTAAGTACGGCTGAAACCGTGCCTTCGATCACATACAAAAAAGAGGCTTTGAAAAGAGTAGTAATGCTCAATGTTGGGGCAGAAATTTCTAATGAAACATTGAATAAGATCCAGAATGAGATTGATAAGGCTGATACGATCTTTAGCAACCCTGATACATTAGCAAAGGATATTGAGCAAGGTCTGATTAGTCTTGAATCTGCTAGTAATGCAAAAACGTATCCTAAAGGTGAAGTCGAGAAAGCTAAGGCTGATCACGCGGAACGAATTAAGCGTATTGCTGAGTCGCAAGCTCAAGCTCGTGGTACACCTGACCTAGGAGGGTTAGCTAACACTTCTCGTTCGGAAAAGCAAGACTCCGACATGAAGGGAACAGTACCTGAGGACGATACGCGAGGGGAGGGTAAATAATGGCATTACTGCTTGCGGATAGTATGGAACATAATAGTAATTATGATACTAATAGATATAAGTGGACGAATATGTACATCGTCTATCCTGGTCTATATCAACGAAACAGTACACACAAGAAAACTGGTACATATGGTTTTAGTATCTATAACGCTAATGCTAGTGGTTACACATACTATAATAAAGGATCGAGCTTTAATGGGGATGTAGCTTTTTTACAATTTCATGTGAAATGGACAGATTTTCAGACAGAGCAATGTCTGTTTTCATTACTTAATACATCTAACGCTTATCAATCATCGCTGTGGGTCAATTATGCTGGTCAACTAGAAATTAGACGTGGCTTAACTACAGCAGTCATTGATACCTCATCATCTAAAATTAGAAATAATGTTTGGTATTACTTTGAAGTAAAATGGACAGTTTCTAACACACTCTCTGCTGATGATATTATTATAAAAGTCAACGGTGTTGAGGTCCTTAATCCATCTTCAGGGGACAGTGCCGATACAGCTAATACTACTATACAATATATCAGAGTACATAGTACAAAGCCTAATGTGTGCTACGTTGATAATTATATTATCATGGATAATACTGGTTCAACGATGAATGCTTTACAAGACGAGGTTTTTATTGAAGCATTATTCCCTGACGGCAACGGAAATTATAGTGAGTGGGTGGGTCAGGATGGTAACAGCACTGACAATTATCTATTAGTGGATGAAG